CCTCAACTTTCTCGTCGAGCACACGGGCGTAGATGGCTACGTGCCCAGCCTTGCACCGGTAGAGCTGTTCGCCCCTGTCGCTGCGTCCGCCGTTCAGTCGCCCGTTGCAGACAGCGCACCAGGACATTCCGGCGCAGAGGTTCGCCCCCGCCCTAGGCGTCTGCTGCGCCCCAGTGGACAGCTTCGCCAGCCTGGCTTGAATCTTCTTGAATTCAGCAGCGCCGATGATCGGTTCGGCGAATTGCACGGGCGTAATTCCATCCTCGGCCACGACGAGTTGGCCATGGTGTGTGCGCTGGCCTTTCAGTGTTGGCGCTTTGAGCAACCGGCGCCATTGGGCCTCTGACACGTCGACCATTAGCGCTGTGCTCGCTACCGAGCTGTCTTCGTTGGTCAGCAGCTCGTCGATGGCTTTCCGGATTACGGCCGCTTGTTCCTCGTGGATTTCGAGATACGCGGAGCCTAGTTTCGGGTCGGTGACCGTTCGGCCTGCGCTGTCCCGAAATACGATCCGGTACCCGTACGGGGGGTTTCCGGCGCCCCATCGGCCCTGCGCTCGTCGGGTGGCTTGCCCGTCCATGATCCGCGAGGTGATCAGGTCGCGTTCCCATTCGGCCAGCGCTGCCAGGAACACGGCGACCATGCGGCCAGTAGGCGTGGTGGTGTTGATGGTGTTGTCTGTCGTGGCCAGGCGCACATTGCGAGGCTGGCCCCATGCGACCAGGCGGAGGAACTCACTCACGCTGCGCGCGTACCGGTCGAGTTTCCACGCTATGACGATTGTCTCGTTCGGCCCGTTCCGCCCTGCGGCCGTGACACGCTCTTGTACGTCGGCCATGAGCTGGGCCATGCCCTTGCGTGCTTCCAGGGCCTTCGCGCCGGACACGCCAGCATCCACGTACTCGGTGAGCACGTAGTCAGTGATCCCGTTCGCAGCCAGCCAGGCAAGGGCCGCAGCACGCTGGGTCTCGATGCTGGCGCTGCCTTCGGCGTCCCGGCTCAGGCGCAGGTACAGCGCGACGTTCAACGTTTTCTGATCCATGTACTCAAGGCTACACACGCCAGGGGTCACATGCACACCCTTGAGTACATGGACCTATCCGCGCCAGCCGTTCGGCGCTGTGACCAGGCCAGCGCCCCAAGCTACGCGGCACCGGTACAGCCACTCTTCGGCCCCTGCGGGGTCGTCCCACTCAAGAGGCACCGTGGCGCCCTGGTCGTCTTGCAGCGCACAGAAGTCGGATGCCGCTAGGTCGCGTATTCCCCAACCGCCCGGGGACCGCCTGATTACGTATCTGCGATTCATGCCCATGATCGTATCGGCGCTGTGACCCTGGTGTGACCCCTTTCCCATCCCGCAGGCCGATTCGGTAACGGGCCGGAATTTCGTACAGTCGAGCCATGGGAAAAAGCAAGGGCGCGCCCCTTCCACCTGGCGCCGTTCAGATATCGGGTTGTCTCAGTCGGCATGACTCGCTCGTCCGCTGGCACGAAACCGCACAGTTGTACACCAGGCTGCAAATGCCATTCCGAGTAGCGATCCGCACGTATGGGCAGGGGTGGGCCCTGTGGCGGGTACCTGCGCGCCCTTACTAGACACAGCAAAGCCCCGACCAGTCGCCAGACCGATCGGGGCTAGAGTCAGACCGTGAACCCCCGGGCACCACATATGCCCGGGGGTTTACTCATGTGCCGAACCTGCTGTCATCAACCGGGGTCGTGAACCCTTCCCACGGTGACCGGTACGGGTTGAAGTGGTGGCGCTGCAACCCCCAGCGCGATGCGGGCGGGGGCTCCTGGTCAATGGCGGGGTCGATGCCCCACACGCCGTAGCACTTGTTCAGCCAGCGCTGCGCACCGTGCCTGGTTTCCCAGCGGAGCGCTGTCACGCCGTCGAGTGAGCAGAACGCCCGCAGGCGCATGTCCCTGATGGCGAACCGGTCGCCCACGGGCAGCACCTCGTACCGGTCCTGGCTCACGAGGCCTGCCCGCACTTCGCCAGCCACGCCCGTGCCTCTTTGGCGTTGCGGAACGTGAGCTGCTTGAGGTACCCGCTTGCGTCGGGCAGCGCGCAGTACGCCCCGCCCCACAGTTCGTCAGCGATCTTGAAGCGAGTGGCGAGCGGGCTGTAGACGATTCGGTAGCGCGCCGTACGCGCTGTGCTCAGTGGAGTACTCATAGGCACCAGAGTTTCACGGTGATCGGGCCAGCGGAAGACTCCCAGGAACCCCCAGCCTTTTGGGTGGCTGTGACGCCGTCCGTCAGCAGGGAATGCCGCAGGGGCCCCCAGTAGTCCGTCAGAACGCGTGCCAGCACCTCGGGGCGCTCTTCCCCGTACGTGCGCCGGATCGCCGCTGTAACGGCCGCTGAGACATCGTCGGCAGTGTTCGCCACCCCGTCACTGCTACAGGTGTCAGGCTTTGTGCCTCCCGCCATCTCCCACCCGTTGATCCGCCATGTGTAGCCAATGCTGCTCATGTGTCCAGCCTAGGCCTGAACTTCTTGGTCTCGATGCGCGTACCGGTCATCTCGTAGTACACGCGGGAGGCGGAGCGCCACGTGTTCCACGGTTCGTCGTCGGTCGGCGCGTACTCGCGATCCCGTTGGTGCCACTCCCACTCGTCCCGGGCGAGTACCAGGCCTGTCACTCGGCCACGGGCCAGCACGGTGAAGCGGGGCGCCTCTCGGGGCGATATCTGGTCAGCCATGGCCCGCGCGTACACCCGCACCAGGGCGGAGGCTTCCCGGGCGCTGTACGCGAAGTCAGAGGCCAACACGCCAGGCCAGCGCGGATGTTCGGCCCATGCCCAAGAACCGTGGCCCAGCGGTCCGGGTACGAACAGATAAAGATCTGTCGTGGGGGTCGGCTCTATGCAAGTCATGATCACTAACTGGACGTATCGGACAGGAGGCTCACAGGAAGCGTAACGCTTGCGGATTCAAACAGTCCGCTTCCAGTGCCCGTTTTGCAAAGCCTGTACATTGCATTCATGTTGTGGTCATTAATTGAGTCAAGCAACCTTATTGAGGCCAAAAGAAAGGGCCCCCGAAGGGGCCACATTCTCAGGCTTCCTCGTGCATCCTCACCCGTTCGTCTGCCCGGAACTCACTCCCGCCGTACCCGATCGGGAGGAAAACCCGCCCCTCGGCGCTGGGCTCTGCGTCGCCGCTGACCTGAAAGGCCATGCGCCCGATCTCAATCCAGTCCCCGCGCTTCACGTTCTTCGCTGCCTTCGTCGCCATGTCGTTACTCTCCCTCTTCTGCTGCGTCATCCTGACTGCGCCACGTTGTGAGCCTATCCATGCCTTGCGCGAAAAACCAGCGCGCGGTGTCTTCGTCCATGCGGAGGATAACCGGCCCCCGCACCCGGTCGACCACCCGAATATCAACGCTTCGGTCTGCGAATTCCTCAATGGCCCCGACTGACAGAATGTCAAGTTTGATCTGCGGCACGTCACTTCCCCTTACGGACGCTGGCCATGCTGGCTTGAAAACTGCGCTTGCGATCATCTTCGGGCATCATATCAAATTCGCTTTCCAGCGATGCCCGCAGAAAGTCAGCGAAGTAATGCGGCACGCGAAGCACCTTGCGCACATTCCCGGTGGTCTGCACTTCCACGCACAGAACGAAGGTGCCGTCCTCGCCCGTTTCGGTCGTGACAGCGACCACGCGCTTGATGTTCTCAGTGTGGACGAACATGGTTCCCTCCCCAGCCCGGGGCCGTGGTTGCGACCCCGGGCACTCAGTGGATGCGGTTAGGCGGTTTCGTTCCAACGCGTGTTCAGGGCCCAGTCAGCGAAGACGGGGCCGATGTGGTAGAGCCCGTAGCCCGAACCCTTGCCATCGCTGACCAAGATGTATTTCGTGCCCTCTATCGTGCTGGTGCGGATTTCCACGCTAAGCCCGAACTCATACGCTTGGGCAACGTGCCGTGCGACACGATCGGCCGGGACGTTCCTGTACTCAAGCAACGATACGCCGCCGCCGCGTGCCGTGTAGACCTCGTTCAGGTCAACCGTCACCTTGTCCATGTTTCCTCCGTGAAAGGCCATCCAGCACTTCGCGTCCGCGAGCGCCATCTCTGCCGTGCAGTACTCGGGGGCCTTGAACGCGATGCGGTCCCCGTCGCTGACCTGCGCGGTGTGCTTGCCGTTGTTCTCCGTGACCGTGATCTCCATCGTGTCCCGCCCCTTCGTTGCTGTTGTTGTGGTCTCAACCTAGGGGCATGCGGGGCGTTCGCGCAACCCACCTACGGATATCCGTATGTGCTCCGAGACACAGAAAAACCCCCCGATCGCGCTGACCAGGGGGTTTCTCTGTAACGATTAGTGCGTGAAGCAGGCCATCAGGATGCGCGGGTTACCGGGGCACTTCACCCAGCGAGGGGTTCCGGACGGAACATGCACCGTGTGCGGAGCGTGCGCCTGCGGAGGGATCGGCGGGTGCGGAGCATCGGAAGCATGCGCGGGAGCGCCCAGCGTCAGCATCGCCGTGCCGAACAGGATGGCCAGGATTCTCATCTTTACCGCCTTCGGGTTGACTTGCTCAGCGACACGTGCCGTCGAGCGGGTTTGATCGTAACCCTGTGATGGTGTGTCACTACATGGCGCGTCGTTGTGTGATGAATCACGTGGTGATGAACTACCGTGACGCCGTCGCCCGTGTTATACGGATCGGCGCTGCACGCGCTGAGGGCCAGCACTGCGGGAATGGCGAGGATTACGAGCCTGCGCATTTAGCGGTAACGCTCCAATTCGATATTGAAGGAATTCGATGCTCGCGGGTAGACGACCAGCGAGGTATCACCCTGAATGTGCAACGCGCCGTCGCTGACATAGGCCTGAATGGCCTGGCGCACCTTCCGGCCCAGCCCCGGGGGAGTCAGGTGGAATGCCACGCGGGCGCCACGCGGAAGTGGCCAGTCAGTCAGCGAGCCGTAATCGAGTAGGTAAGTGTCTGTGTCCGGGATATCGCCGTGCGCTTCTTTCAGCTTGCGCTGCGTTGAGTCCAACTCCCTGCGCAGACTCCGCAATTCCTCTTGCGCCCACTTAGGCAGGCGTGCTTCACGCGGGTCCGTTGTGATGCGCGTCACTCTCTCCACCTTACGGATGATGGGAGCACATACGGATATCCGTATGTGCCTCCCCAACTAGAAGTCGCTACCTGCAAGGAACTCGGCCAGCCGCAGCACGTCATCAGCGGTGGCCTCTGCGACCAACCCAACCTGCTTGATCATCGCGGCAGCGATCCGGTACACATCCGCCCGCCCCGCTAGCCCGCTGGTAGGTGTCGGGTCGTCTAGCGAGCCATCAACGCGCGCCATCAGACACGACCCTGAAACAGCTTGCGCACCAGCGCGTTCGCGTCGACATACCCCAGGGTGACCGTGCTGATGGTGGCGCCCTGCGGGTTACGGGTCTCAAACTCCGTGCCGCCTTCGGCCTTGCGAGTGATCACGCTGTAACCGTTGCGCAGGTTGTACGTCATGGGATTCTCTCCGTTTCTCGTGCTGTGGTCAGGTTGGATCGGGTGAACGGCCCCACGACTGCACCCACTCGGCGAGACTGCGCGCGCCCTTGCTCAGGTTGCAGGGGGCGCAGGCAGGCAACAGGTTGTGCGCGGCATCGGCCCCGCCCCGAGACAGGGCGATGACATGGTCCAAGTGCTCCGCTGGCGCGTCGCAATAGGCGCAGGTGTTGCCGTAGGCAGCGAATATGGCCGTGCGGCTGTAGGGCTCATGTGCGGCCCCATGTTTCAGCGCACGACGCTTGTCCACTCCCCGTTTGATGTGCGCGAAGTACAGGGCACGTAGCTCCGGATTGGACTTGACCCGCGCTCGATAGGTCGCGTCATGTGCGCGTTTGCGCTGACGCATTCCCTCGGGGTCCTCGGCTCGCCGTTGTGCCATGTACTCACGGTTTGACTCCCTAAGCTGCACCCGGTTTTCGTCCCTGTACCTCCCGACAGTGGCGTTCTGGCACATCTTGCAGTTGGACCGCAGGCCATCACGCGCGCTGGAATTCCGACCGAAAGCGTCCAGTGACTTAGCCTCGCCACACTTCGTGCATGTCTTTGCGGCAGTCATCACTTGCTGCCACCCTTTACGCGACGGGTAGCAGCGAAACCGGCGAGCAGCTCGGCCGCACGCTCCGCGCTGTGCATCTCCGCGTAGTTCTTCGCGAAGGATGCATACGCTTTACGGCGAGAGTCAGTGATCTGAATCTGAGTCTTGCCCAGGTGCTCAGCGAGCCCGGACGCATCGCCATCGTTGCCGTGCCCGTAGCACTGGAAGCCACCCAGCCCGAAGCTGTAGCGGAGCACATCACCACGGAGCCCAGCGATAGCGTCAACGGCCGCGTTTACCCTGGCGTGCTTTTCGGCCCGCTCGTCGCGCAGTTCGTCGGACACATCGCGCAGCTCGTCGACCAGGTCACCATCGGCGGCAGTCGACACGTAGCTACGCAGGATGGCGCAGGCGTCCAGCACAGCCCTACGGGCGGAAGCCTCGCGGGGGAGCGTCACGGCGTCTTCGATGCTGTCAACGTCCTCAGGCGCCTTCGGCAGCGCGTTAAGCACGGCGTACGCCGAGGAATACCGCTGTAGTACTGCCAGGGCTTCCAGGGCGGCACCGTGGCCCACCTTGGGCTGAACTACGCCAGGCACGATGTCTTGCGCGGCGAGCGTGTCCGCCAGGGTCTCGTTACCGTCGCCAGTCGGCGCGTCCAGCGAGGCAGCACCCGCGTAAGCCAGTCGGGCAGCGTGCGCCCGGTCCGCACTGAGTCGATCGCCAGCCTTCGGTTCGGTCTGCGCCAGCTCCGCAGCCCTGTACGGGTCGCCGTTGGCCTTGACGAGCATCTGCGAGTAGACCCAAACGGCGTCCTTGTCGATACCCGCCCCGCCGTTCTTCTCACTGCGCACAGCGTCGTACAGGGCCGATTCCACGGTCTTTATGACGAACCCGAAGAACTCCGCCTCAGTCTCGCCAGCGAAGCGCTTGAGCGCCTCCCACATGGTCGCGCGGCCTATCTGTGCGAACTCGTCGCGGTAGTCAGCGAACCGGTGCTGGCCCATGCGCTGTGCAGCCTTCGCGGCGAGTCTCTGCACGGTGGGTTCAGTGGCGGTGATGACCTCAGCGGTAGCGGCGAAGTCGTTGTCCTGCGCGGCGCGGATGGTGGCGATAGCAAGCATGGGTGTGCCTCTCTCGGGGTGTGATCCGTGTGGATCGGGTGAAAGGCCCGAGGGGACAACCGGCCGGAAAAGTGCAGGTGAGAGCGCTAGGGCGCGGCACTGATCAGCAGACTGACCCCCATCGGGTGGGGTGTCTGCGTGGACGAGTGTCCGGCCGGATCACTCGTCGTTGCTGTGTGCACTCAACGCCGTTTTCCGTAGGTGGTCAACGATCTTTTCTGCGCTGAGCACCCGTTAGACCTGCTACTAGGTTCGATCGTTGTAGCGGTTTCGAAGGCGTGACGGGGGTTCATCCCTTGGAATGATCGGAAGACACCGTTCCTTCACATGTGGCGTACACAGATTCGAAGGCGTGACCAGCGTTCAACGGATTTGGTAAAAAGTAGGAAAAGGCCACGCTCCGCAACCGGAACATGGCCTCCCCCTCACCGTACGAGGTGGTAACTAGAAGTCGGCGCCGTAGAGCGAGCCCCAGGAGCGCCCCCCGATCTCCGCCTCTGCCTCAATCGGGACGCCGTACAGGTCGAACGTCATGCAGTCCTGAATGGTCCGCGCGTAGTCCGCTGCCTCAGCCTTCGGCACACTCGCCAGTACCTCGTCATGGATAGGCAGGCGCAGCGCATCCAACATGCCCGCCTCTTCGAGATTGATGAGACTCTGCCCAAGGCAGTCACGGGCAGCGCTCTGCACCCCGTAGTTCACAACGGCATAGGTGCGGTCCCGGTCCAGCGGCAGGCGGCGCCCAGTGACAGACACATGGACCATGCCAGTCTCGTAAGCCTCGCGCTGCCATGCATTGGACATGCGCCGTACCTCCGGATAGACCCGGTCATACGCGGCCATGGCTCGGCGCACATCTTCGATCGGGGCGCCGGTCTGTCGGCTGATGGTCGCAGCACCACCCCCGTACACCTTGCCGAAGGCAATCCCCTTAGAGATCTTCCGGTGCTTCGCTGTGAAGGCTTCGCCGAAGACGAGTCGGGCAGTGAAGCTGTGGAGATCCTCGCCCTTCGTGATGGCTTCCTTCATACGCTTCACATCGCCCAGCGCAGCGAGCACGCGAAGCTCAACGGCAGCAAAGTCAGTTGAGACGATCACTTCCCCTTCGTCAGCGAGCAGCGCGCGCCTGATCTTGGCATCCCCGGACGGCAGGGTTTGCAGCGCCGGACGAGTGATGGACATACGGCCCGTGCGTGCGGCCATGCTCCCAATGAAGGCATGCACCCTGCCATCAGCGTCCATGGTGTCTAGGAACGTCTGTGTGTAGGCACTGCGCCACTTGCCCGCACGCTTCGAGCGAATGATGGCTTCGGCCAGCGGGTTAGGTGTGCGCGTGCCGAGGGGCGCTCCGCTGTTCAGGTCAATGTCTGCGAAGCGATGCAACACAGCCTTGTCCACCTTCAGGGCGCCAGATGCCGTGCGCTCGTCGGGCAACCAGGTTTCACCCATGGCGCCAAGTGCTTCGCGAAGCTGTGCGGGAGCGTTGACGTTGGTCACCCCGTAGCGCTGGGCCTTCAACTCGAACTCAGCGGCCTCCGCCTGTAGCGACGCGTCAAGGGTGCGCGTGTATTCGACGTCAAGGACCATGCCCTTGCGCTGCATGATGGCGCAGATACGGGCTATCTCGTGCTCGTACTGGACCAGGCGCGGACGCACGTCGAGCGCTGCAAGTTCACGGTCCAACTCAATGTCAAGGCGCGCCGTGAGCAGCACATCGAGACCCGCGTACAGCAGGTATGTGGGGTGGTCCAGCGGAATACCCGCCCACCCCGTGGCCTTCGTCAGTTTCAGCGAGCGGAAGACTGCTGTCAGGTCACCCTGTGTGTCCGGCGCTGCGGGGTCGACGTAGTACGCGCTGAGGGGCTTAAGGGCTGTGCCTCGCCCACCTTCCTGCGGCTGCCGGGGGTCGACCAGGCCAGCCTTTAGGCGAGTGTCGATGGTGCGCGGGGCCAGCGACTCAATGGCTATGCCTGCGTGTCGGTCGATGACGGCCCAATCAAAGGGCGCGTTGTGAATCTGGAACTTCCGACCACGGCGCAGGGCCCACAGCGCAGCAGCGACGAAATGCCCGCCCAGCTCGTACAGGATCACCCACGCTGTGCGCCGATCGCCGAACTGAATGGTGCGCAGGCGGTATCCGGGGGAGTAGATGTCGAGGCCCGTGGTTTCAGTGTCCAGCGCGATCGGTCCGCGTCGGTCCGCCTCAGCAAACCAGGCTTGGAATTCCTGTAGATCGTCGTACGTCTCAGGAACCTTGACGGTGACCAACTCGCCAGCAATCTCGTACGGGTAGATCTTCACTGCGAAGCCCCTCTGTTCAGCGCAAAGGGACCACATACGGATATCCGTATGTGGTCCCCTCGAACGGTCTTTGTGTCAGTCCTGAGCGAAGATGCCCGGACCCGTAGCCTTCGTGGCAGCGTCGGCGGGGCGGATACCCACCAGCGTGATCCCCTTGTTCGTCTTCTTACGAGACACCTGGCGCTCTTCCATCGCGTCATAGAAACTGCGGCGCGTCCAGACTTCTTTGGACGGGAGACCCTCGGCCTCACACCACTCGCGGTAGGCGTTGTACGCGTCCGCCCCGGGCACACTGTGCGACTCGTCCCGCTCGAATACCCCGGGGAAGAAACCGACCAGCGCGTCAGACGTTTCGCGATACTCGCGCGATGCGCTGGTAATTACCTCAGGGTCGCGCAGCCCGTTCGCGTACCAATCGACAGCGCCCCGCACTGTCCACGCTGCGATGCCCTGCGCCTCCGCGCGGAGTTTCCCGTCAAGGTCGTGGTCACGCTCATGGGGCGCAAAGAAGCGCTTGAACGGGATCATCTTCACCCTGCGCCACAAACCGTCATCCTGCCCACGAAACTTCGGCTTGTGGTTGGTGGCCAGCATCAGCAGAAATGACGGCTTGAACTCAAAGAACTCTTGCCGCAGGAACCGTGCGCTGACAATGTCCTTACCGGTGACCCGCTTCAACACTGCCTCGCTCATTGGCTTGCCCGATTCGCCCTCAGAAGCCATGACCAGGCGCGCACCGCGCAGCGCAGCAATATCGTTAGGAATGCCGCCGGACTGCTTTTCTTCGAATGTCGCAAAGGGGGTTGTCTTCGTTACGTCACCGAACACGCTGGACAGCGTCTCCGTGAGGACAGATTTACCGTTGGCGCCCTTGCCCCACAGCACAGCGAAGCACTGCTCACCCGTGTTGCCGGTGATGCCATAGCCAATGAGGCGTTGCAGATAGGCGGGCATCTCTGGCATGCCAGGCATGATCTCTTGCAGGAATGCTTCCCAGCGTGGGCACTGCGCATCTGCGTCGTAGTCCAGCGCCAGGCAATACGTGAGCATGTCTTGCTTCGCATGCGGACGCAGGCGACCCGTGCGCAGTTCCACGGTGCCATTGCGGAAGCTCAGCAGATCGGGCCGGTTGTCAAAGTCATGCACTGCCACGTACACGCTGGGCACACTGCGCAGTTCCGTCATGAGCGCGTCTATGCGCGTGGTCATGGTGAAACCCTTGGACTCTTGCAGCTTTCCAGCGAGCACCAGCGCAGCGCCCATGCGGTGGATTTCCTGACGCACCTTGACTTCCGAGCGCTCCCAGGTGCGGCCGTTCCACACGTAGAAACCTAGCCCAGGTGCGTACTTGATCCGGCCGTCCGTCCAAGCAACCAGCGCGTGAGCGTTCATCGCGTCAGACTCGCCGTAGCGCTCTATCAGCGAAGCCAGGATGCGCCCAGCCTCCGCGCCCTGGTCACGGCTGACTGTGTCCGCGCCGGTAGCTTCGTTCAGCTCAACGCTGACTGCCTCGCGCCGTGCCTCTTCGGGCTTGGCTACAGGTCGCGCAGCCTTGACGGCGTTGTGCAGCGAGCCAGCGAAGCCAGCAGGGTCAAGCGCGCGCCAGTCAGTAAGGTCGCCCTTACTGGGCAGGGCGGCGGGGAGCGCCAGCGCGTACACGTCGATGCCGAACGGCTTAAGGCCATCGGCCAACTTGCGGTTGAAGTCCTGCCCCGACTTGTCGGCGTCACCGCAGGCGATTACCTGTGTGCCGCGCACGCCTTCGGCAATCTCGGCCAGCAACTCGGGCGAGCCTGCAAGCGCAGCGCCCCGGACCATAACCACGTCGTAGCCCACCGCAACCGCCGTGAGCCCGTCCCCAGGCCCCTCAGTGATGAGCGTGACCCCGTAGCCACCCTGCCCACGAAAGACGCCGTACGGGGCCCAGCGGTGCCCCTGAGGGTTGGACAGCGATACCCAGCGCCCCGGGCACAAGCCGGTAAGGTCGCGCCCCTGCAACCCGCGCACCGTGCCGTCAAAGTCACACAGGGGGACGACGAGCCTGGGGTAAGCCAGGAACGCGCGACTCAGGTACGGGAACGTGGCCCGCGTGTCGTCGTCGCTGAGCCCAAGCTCAAGATCCTCGAACATGCCCGGGGTGACGCCGAACCTGTGTGCCGCATAGCGCGCTGCATGGTCTGCGTTGCGGGACCCGCTACCGCGCAGATTCTGCCCAGCAATGTCGACGTAGCTCTGTAGGCCAGCGATGTGGGCAATGCCGACCATGGCAGGGCGCTCCTTCGGAACGGTGGCGCCGTCGCCCTCAGCGTTGAACAGATCGGCCCATGCGAGCCCAGCGGCCACGCGGACCAGGTTGGTGTCACAGCCAGCGCGGCAGGTGAGCCGCACCTTGTTGTCGTCGCCCCGCCAAATGCGCAGGCTTGGACGGGAGTCACTGTGTGCCGGACACACCGCGAGGTAACCCCCGTCATCCTGCTCAGTCACCTCAGCGAACCGTGCGAGGAACTCTACGAACTGCATTTTCTGCCCTTTCTCGGGGTTCGCTGATGGTGGATCGGGTGAACGGCCCCGGGCTACAGCCACTCAGCGCGCCATGCCCGCTCTTCCTTCCGGCGTGCTATCCGGCGCCACAGACGCTTGTCTCGCTTCCGGTCGTAACACCCGCTGCACGCGCATGCCTCCCAACCCAGCGTCCGACTCTTGCGAAGCATGCGACCTCCCGTCAGAAAGGGGGTTCGTAGGTGAACGTCGCTGCCCACTCAGCCAGCGTCTTAGCGCCCTTGCTCAGGTTGCACGGGGCGCATGCGGGAACGATGTTGTGTTCGGCGTCTGCCCCGCCCTTGCTCAGCGGGTGGACGTGGTCAAGGTGCGTAGCAATGCCGTTGCAGTAGGCGCAGCGATGCCGCCAGCGAGCCAGGATTGCCGTACGGCTGTAGGGGACATGCTCGACGCCGTAGGACTCCGCGCGCCGCTTGTGGGTTAGCTCATGGCGCTTGTCCGGCGGCAACCGGCGGTAGAAATTCTTGATGTGCTGCTGCTGAGCCTTGCGGCGGCATGTACTGCACGTCGAAGACGGCTTCTGGGCCTTACCAGCGAGGAACTGAGAAACGGGCTTTCCCCGCCCGCATAGTCGACAGACCTGGTGCACGGCTACCGCCCCTTCCTTGGCTCGTACCTGACGAACGCGATGAACCAGCCCGGACGGGAGATCAGTCGGCGCCAGTGCATCGGCTCATTCGCCATCTCAGTGACGTTGTGCAGCGTCCGAATGGCGCGCTTCCCGGACCAGACAGTTGTGTGCCGCAGTCTCCACACTTGCTCTCGAAGGGCCCCGGCCCATATGTGTGTCTGCCTAAGCATCAGCGCACCCACCTAACGTCAGCGCCCCGCGCAAGGGCGGCCATGAGCGCATCGAGATAACGGGACCAGTCGGGGCGCCGTTCAGCGTCCCGGAAGATCCATATGGTTGTTCCGTATCGCGCTGCCCGTACATCCCCCATCGCGGGAGCCGATGCAGCAGAAATGGTCACAGGGGGCACCTCCGGATATCCGTATGTGGTCTGACGCAAAAAGGGGCCAGCGCGCGAGCACTGACCCCTCTTCCGCTAGGAACCCTGCGAAGCAAAGTCCGGGGTGACCAGGCGCACATGCTCTGCGCTGACCTCAACCGGCCGAAGCGTCTTACGAGCCCCCAGCCCCCATCCGCTGTCACGGCCCGTGGGCTGCACCATCAGCGTGGGCACCAGGCGGCCACCCACAGACTTCGTCGTGACGTCCAGCACCACGGCATCGGTCATGCGGACTCGGTTAGCGTGCCGCGTAGCGAAGCTGATCAGGTCGCCTGCGTAGAGTTCCTCGCCTGCGTAGTCGGTGACTACTCCTCGCTTGCCCATGCGCTACGCCTGGCCCTTCGTGCTGTCAGCGATGGCGATTGCGCGGGCAGCAGCCTGCGCCACCTGCAACTGAGTGTCGCGCGGGAGCGACACGAACGAGCGGCCGTACAGGACCATGGACAGCGTTCCCGCCACCTGGTCGATGCGCGTCACAACCCGCTCAAGGTCGGTGACCGGGACCAGCGATACGTTGCCGTCGGCCTTGGTAATCAGGTAGCGGTTACGGCCGTTGGACTGGTGCGGTCCGGACAGCACCTCAGCGGGCATCACCATGCCCCGGTACTTGACTTTATCGCCAGCCTTGAATGCAGCCACGTTTTCTCTCCTCGCGTCGTGTTCGGGGGTAAAGATGAAAGCCATCGGCGTAGCCTCTCTCCTTGCTTCGCTACCACCTAAAGCCCGGAACCTCCGCGCAGTGCGGAAGTCCCGGGCAAGTGGCTCAGGCGGAGTCGTTCACGCCGAAGAGCGAGATAGCCTCCGGGTACGCGGTGACATGCTCAGCGGCAGCATCGGGGGCGCGCTCGTCGTCGTAGATGCTGATGATCTGAACTCGCTTCGTGGTGTCGACCTTGCCAGCGAGAATGTTCGTCCGCTTGCCGGTAGCCACCACACCCGCCAGGTGCGCCACAGCGTTACGAGCCTGCGCAGCACCACCGGCGATGACGAACGCGGAAACGAACTCGCCAGCCTTCGGCTCGTCGGTACGGATAACCTCGTAAAGGGCCATGTGCTTCGCTCTCCTAACTGTATTCGGAATCGCCCGAAGGCTCAGGGTCGTTTTGAAGAATGTGGCGCTTGCGCCGCTCGGACAGAACAGCGGAACGGTATGCGGGTAGGAATCGCCAGAGTGGTAGCGCCACCGTTTCGTCAGTAGCCCTACCTAGCAACCTGGCCAACTCCGCCCGCTGAGTGTTGTTCAGGGGCACGGCGCAGCCTTACCGCTCTTCAGCGATGGCATCGTTGTAGCTGCCGAGGACAACAACCTTGGGCCAGTAGTACGACACAGGCCCGTGGATCTTGCTCACGTACTCAACGTGTTCGATCTCAAGCCGACACAGCGCGGGGCCGTCGACAGCGTCAAGCGCATCCTTGACTTCGTGGACAACCTCAGCGAGAGACCAGGCAGTAGCAATCAGCTTGCCCTTGCCGAGATCCTCGCCCACACCCGCGAGCGTGAATTCGATATTGATGCTCGGCTTAGGGCCACGGTTCTTACTGGCCCGCTCCTTGCGCTCCTTAAGGGTGGGAGGGCAACCACACGGCGCGCCCTGGTCCTCCGGAAGGAGCGAGTTAACGCCGTCGCACTCGTGTACCGGACCGCCGACCCCGCCCCACTGAACCAACTTGTCCTCAACGGCCTTGCTGCCATTGATGACAACCTCAATGGCGTTGGTGTCCGTAAGGACGTGCCAAGGCATGTTCTTAGTCGGGTCGAATTCCTCGGCCTTGCCGCCGAACAGTTCCGCGAGCCCGTCCGCTATGCGCTCGTCGTCGGTCACCACGCGCCAATTGGGGAGGCTAATGCCCTTCATCTTGCGCGGGTTGCGCTCGTCCGGCACCTGCATGCCCGTGCGGAGCTGAAACACAGCGCGCTCGTACGTTGTGGTCTGGACGCGCTGAACGGGCTTAGCGTCAGGGTCCGTATCGAAAATGCGAAGAGCCATGCTCTCTCCTTCTGAGATTGTCTGAATTCCGGGAAAGGGAACGGGCGGGGTTGTGGCCATGGCGCCATGCGCGTCTGTTGACCGTTCCTGCCGCCCGTCCCCCTTCGCTGGTTGTAGATCGGGTGAACGGCCCGCGCTTACAGGTCGCCGTCGAGCCAGGCAGCGAACAGGACAACGGCAACCAGCCACAGGGGCACGAAGGCCCAAAACCAGGGGCTAGACAGCACATCAGCGAGCGTCACTTGAACACCCCCTGAACGCAGCGCGCGGGAACGTGCTGAACGGATGAGTAGCGGAAGGTCGAGCAAGGGGCATCAACACGCGCCCAGATGCTTACGGCCAGCATGACGGCGACAACGACAACGGGTAGGTACCTCATGCGCTCACGCCCTTCGCTGAGTGCCGGTAACAAGCGCGCCGTCCGTCGACCAAATCGGATCGCCCAGCACGGTCTTGCTCACGCGGTTGACCCACTCGAAGGTTTCGCGCAGGTGCAGGAAGTGCATGAACACGTCCGCCCGGTCGATGCGCACAGGCTTGAACGCTGCCTGATCCGGGGTGATGTGCAGGACCACAGCGCCATCAAAGTCAGGCATGTCCGTGCGGGTGCCGTCCGGGCTGATGATGTGCTCCGCATGGGCGTAAGCGGACATCTGTAGGGCCACGTCCGGGTAGGTGCTCTTGGAAGTCTTCCAGTCGGCCATCACAAGGGCGGGCTCACCATGCTTCGCAGGCTTTCCGCGCTCGTCGAGTCGCAGGCGCAGGATGCCATCAAAGGACCCTGCGTAGCGGTACTCATCGGACCAGGCCACATCCTCAGCGCGCACAAGCTCGGGCTGCACTTCGTCCAAGAACGCGCCGAAGTTGCGCTGGTACGGCGCCATGTCCGGGTGTACACGGCCGATGTGCTGGCCCCTGATCATCCGCTCGAACAGATCGTGTGCGTCGCTGCCGACGTTGGCGCGAACCTTCGTGTATCGGTTGGCGGCGCCCTTTAGGTACTGCACAGCGCCGTCCCGGTCCCGGTCCGCCATCTGCTGTATGAAGTCCAGCGAGTCAACGGCCAATTCGGCGACCATCTTCGCTTGCCAGTACGCCAGGAACGGCTTAGGCAGCATGCCGACGACGGAAGTCACGCCCGGATACTTGATATCCGGGAAATCCTCATTGAAGTAAAAGCGCCCGCCGCTCTTATGGACCGTGCGGATAGCCACGGTGGCCCCTCTCGTTGGTGTGTCTGTCGAGAGGGGTAGATCGGGCGAGCGGCCTGGTGACGTAGTGACGATTTGAAGGTCGCTTCTGGAATCCCTATAGGTTTTCTTATGTGATTCTGAGAAGTAGGGCTAAATCGTCACTTCATCACTTGTTGCTGGTCAGGGTGGGTCTTTGCGCTGTCAGCCTTCGCGCTGTTCGTCACTGGCTACGCCGGAAGCCCTGTACGGCCGCGTGAGCGCATGGAAAAGCCCCAGTGGACCAGGGAGGCCTACTGGGGCTGTAAGGGCGCTACGCGGGCGCCTAGGACAGCGTATGCCCCTCGTGCTCCTCGTACGTGTAGTGCGTCAGGTACTCGCCAGGCTTGCAGCAGTCCGCGCAGTGCAGGGCGAACTTAGGCGAACACTCGAAGCGCTGGGAGCCATCGACAGTGCGGGAAGCCATGGTCCAGTGGGGGCGCGTCCGGCCACATGCAGTGCACACGGCGAATGTCTCGTCGCGTTCCTCGGCGGTAGCGGCGCGCAGCTCTTCCAGCGACGTACCGAATTTGCCCAGCGCGTCATCAATCAGCGAGTCGAGCTTGGCGCCGTCCGCTGGCGTGGCTGTCTTCCAAACCCCCGGGCGCTCTTCCGTGAACTCTACGGGTGCAGCCTGCGGCTCGACGGCGGCGCCGTTATCTGCCAGGGCATCAAGGGCGCCCTGTACGGCCGTCTGCTGCTCTTCCGTGAGGTAGTTGAACCCAGGGCCGTAGACCAGCGCGTTCAGTGCCTCAGACGCGTCATTCAGCGCGTTGCGTGCCTGTGTGTATTCGTCCATGGTCCCCTCCTAGTGGGAAGGGGCCCCAGGCTCGTTCCCAGGGCCCCGTGTGATGGTGCGTCAGATAGTGGCTTTGATCATCGCGCGCAGGCCTTCGAGCGCGTTTTCCAGCTCCGTGCGGATCTCTTCCTTGGTTTCCTCACTGGCGTTTTCGAAGTCGTCCACGCTGGCGCGCTGAATGTCAGCGTAGATCTTCTTAGCGACCAGGCGGACACGCTCGTCCGGGGTGCTGGCCTCAGCGCTGGCGTTTTCACCTTCGCCCTCGGTGCCGTCGCCGTCCGTGCTGGGGGCTTCGCCCTTGCCAAGCTCCTTCGCCTTCTTCTTCTCGGCCCACTCAAGGCGCCGCTTTTCGGTCTGGCCGATCGTGCTGGTCCCGTAGACGTTGGCGACCCACTTAGAGGCAGGCTCGTCATCGGGCTTGCCTTCTAGCACCTTCGCCATGATGGCGCGACGCTCAAGGGCAATCGGAGTCTCTTCGTCCAGCGAGCGCAGCCACTCCGCCCGCACGTCGCTCCGCTGGTCCTGCACGCTGCGCATGAGCTTTTTGAGGGCAGTCTCGGTGTCGTAGTTCTTCTCGAAGTGCTCGCCAGCCTCCCGCAGCAGCTCACCGGAAGCCTTCTTCGCGGGGTCTGTGTCGCCGAGCAAGTCCGGCGCCCCAGCCTTGTTCGGCATGCGCAGCCACATGTCCAGCGCCAACGCCGCAACGTCCTTCGCCAGCGTGGAAGTCTTCAGATGGGCCTTGACGCCGTCCGCGATCTTCTCGGCACCCATGGTGACGAGTTCCTGCACGCCTTCGTACTGGTCCCACGTTTTGGCGACTACGACCCCTTCCGTGACCTCAGACTTCACGATCTCTGCCTTCGGCGCTGGAGCGGAGGTTACATCGGTCCACGCGTCGCGCAGTTGCTTCTTAACGGCGATGGAGCCCTTGCCGCTGAGGGATGAGATCAGCGCCTCTGTCTCCGTGTGCAGCTCCGCTACCAGCTCCGTGGTGTCACTCCCGTCCGCGACCAGGGCGGCAGCGCGCTCGATGTTGGCCTCAGCCTGGTCAATCGCAGTCTTGCCCTGGTCCGTGTTCACGTCGTTACGGTCGGTCATGGTGTCTGCCCCTTCGTTGTTTTCGACTTACATGGATGAACCTAGCGGCTGGCGCTCGGCGCTGTCAAACCACATACGGATATCCGTAGGTGCTCGGCGCGCAGAAACCCCCCAGCCACCGGAGTGACCAGGGGGTTTCGCTTAGATTGCTTTCAGTTCCGAACGGAAGTACTTGGACGCTGGCACCTCGCCAGAGGCATCCCAGCGAACGCGGTAGTTCGTGACCGTGCGCCGTGCCCCGGGGCCACCGGCGTTCCCCTGCCCGTAGCCCGGCCCGTATCCCGTGTGGTCCACAAGCTCAACGACCGTGCCAGCGTCGGCAAGATCTGTCTTGTGCACGACCCGGTCTCCCACCTTGAGCATGCGCGGCTGGCGTGTCTTGGGGGTGTGTTCGATCGGTCGCTGTCTGGTCATCGTTTCGTCCCTTCGTTGTGCGGAGTGCCAGTAAAGCGCTGCGGCACGGCTGGCGCAACCCACCTACGGATATCCGTATGTGCCCCGGACGCAGAAAAGCCCCCGACCTGCGCGGGAAGCGCAAGCCAGGGGCTCAGGTCTAGCCAAGAATCGCGTTGCGAAGCTGGTCTAGGTCGCCATCGTTGTAGATGACTGCGTCTGTCGGGTAGTCGTTCAGCTCGTTTTCGCTGGCGTGCATCGCAGCGCGAGCCTCCTTCATGGTCACGCCAATCCGGGGCCGCATGATCCGAATCATTTTGAAACCACGGGCGCGCAACATTACGGCCTCGTTCAGGTAACGGACATCGGTCACGACCACGGGCAGGTTCCAAGCCTCTGCGCCCGCTATCTTCCGCGCTGCGACGTTTACCCAGTAATCGGCGTCGAATTCGCGTTGCGTCTGCCCGATGCTCTGCAAGATGCGGCGCACTTCGGGGTAGTGATCCTTCGCGTATTCCCACCCAACGTCACGGATGAGCGCTGACAGGCGTACGTGGATGAGTCGCTCCCGCGCGGGTATCAACGGGTCAATGCTCAGCGCCATCTCTTTCAGCGGATCGGCGAACGCCACGCGGGTATAAGCGCGCTCACGCACCAGGAAACCAGCGGCAGTGTCCTTGCCGGAACGGGCCTTACCGATAAGTGCAATGTTGTACACAGTCTCTCCTCTGTGGGTTAACGAAACGCCCCCCTTCCCAGCGCTGGCCAGGAAGAGGGGCAGTAGAACTACGCGAGCGGCTGAGCCTCGCCAGTGATGGCCGGGGCAGCGTCGACCACGGGTGCCGAAGGCGCAGGCTCCGCAGTGACATCAGACAGCGCCATGTACGGGACCCCAAGATCCTCGGCCACCGCAGCAGTGTCAGCGGCGAGCTTCTCGTAAGAAATGCCGTGCCGCGCGAGATAGCCAGACACGAAGGTGACAACGGCAGTCACGCCGCCCTCAATGAGCCCCCGCACGTCGCTGGGCACGCTGTGGCTGAACACATGCGGCGCGATGATGCCCGCAACGATCGTGGCGCCAGTGGCCGCAACCGTGGACGCCGTTACCTTGCCAGAAATGGCCATTCGTTTCACTCCGTGTTTCTGCGCTCAAGGCGCGGATGTGGGTCCGTTCGCTGAAATGCCGAAATGGCGTGCTCGGTCGTGTGTGCTGCCTGCCACTCGCGTACCTCTGACAGGTCATCCCTGAGGCCATCGAGGCGCCCGTTCAGCTCGCCGATAGCGCCCACGACTGCATCGCGTGTGAGCGCTCCTTCTTCACGTGCAGCGCCACGGGACTTACGTGCAGCCAAGTAAGCGGGGCCAGTGGTCACCAGGCTTGCGCCGATGGCCCCAATAACCCACGCCATACCAGGGGCAATACTCGTTCCATCAATCATGTGGGAATGCCCTTGTGTGGGGGCCGTTCACCCCTCCGCTGAGAGTGGATCGGGTGAACGGCCTATGGGTTACTTGAGCTTTGCCTGTAGCGCCTTCACGGACGCCTCAAGAGCCGCTACGCGGTATTCCAGCGTCGGCGCAGGGGCGGGTGCAGGCTTCGCCGGAACGGGCGCAGGCTTAGTGACTACCGGAGGCTTCGCCGCAGGCGGATTGGCCCAAGCGCGAAGCGCAGCAGCGTCCTTGAAGTTCGCAACGTTGCGGTCGATGCCACCCGCCCACGAGTACTGATGGAAGCGCCACGGCGCCTTGATACCAGGCTTGCCAGCGGGGTGGTTCGGGTCCGCGATCCATAGCCCGTCCATCGGCCCGCCGTTGTCGGCATCGCGGTTGTGCCAGTAATCCGTGTTGCAGTACAGGACCACCTTGTGATGGGGCGCCTTAGCCTTCACGCGGGACACGAACGCATCACGCTCGGCCTGGCTTACGCCGCTGGTCTCCCAATCGAACGCGAGAATATCGCCCGTGTGTAGCTGCACCTTGCTCAGGAAGTAATCGGCCTCAGCGGCACCGCCATTCTTGCCGAAATGGTAGTGACCGACGACCAGGCCAGCGGAACGCGCATGCGCCACCTGCCCGCTGTAACGAGGGTTGGTGTAGCCAGTGCCCTCAGTGGCCTTGACGAAAGCGAACGCCAGACCCTTGGTAGGGAAGTCGACCGCCTGATATCCGGAAACATCTACGCCTAGAACTGCCATGTGTTGCTCCTTAGCTGAAGGTCGGGGGAGTGGCGTTAACAGCGCACGTGTAGTTGTCGGCCGTGTTGGACGTCTTACCGGCCGAAATGCCTACCGGCTGCATGGCAGTTGGCCACGGGAAATCCCGGAGCGTCTGCACCAGGGCCGCGCATGTTTCGTCGTCCATTCCGTGGTTACTCGACAGGCCCATATTGAAGACGACGTCCCCGCCGCCGGTTTGGACGAATAGTTGGTAGTCGGTGCTGGAGTAGGTCTGCATGCTTCCTCTATTCGGTTAGCTGCTGAGCCACACAACACGAAGGCTAGACGTGAACATGGCGCTAACGCCGCTTCCGTTGTTTGTGCTCAGCGCTGCGGATGATGTGTGACAGCCCTGAACTTCCACGTAATCGCCTGCAACCATCGGCACAAACCCAACCGCCTGTTGCGCCATCAACACAGACTGCGTCGGGTCCATAGAGTTTGCGGAACCGATAACTGGGTTGCCGTTCAGGGTTATCTGCACTCGCCTGTCACCCGTCGCGCTCTGCTGCCACGCAACGCTTCCGAACACGGCGTACGTGCCGGGTATCTGTGCGGTGTAGCGGGATGTGTTGGTTGTGGTGGAGTGCCCGCCGTAGTTGTCGACCTGCTCGGAATCCATGGTGATTACGGTCCACGCGTTGCCGTTGGGAACGGACTGCGCCACGGTCTGATAGCCGATGAATGTAGGCACGCCAGCGAAGAATGCGGAAGCGTCGCGAACCTGCGTGTTCCACACTGCGGACGTCAGAAAGTTGCCCGTAGTCGCCGTAAACGGCACGGGTGGGACGAGAGGCAATGTCGCTCCTAGTAGGCGTAAACAACCTGGTCGAATTTCTGCGGCGCATCGAACGCCACGGGATCGCTGACACCGCTGGGAAGCACTTCGCACACGGTCACACCGGCGCTGTGAGACTTAGCCAGCGCGCTAACGCCACAAGCGGACGTCGTCCACCCTGAAGTGGTCACGCCGACGGCCGTCAGAGTCACCGTTTCCTGGTTGGCCGTGCCGAGCCCCACCACTAGCTGAGTGCCTACTGGCAGTTGCGCCGCGAGCGGGTTGGTGTTGTCCGCGCCAGCGTTCAGAGTGATCGAGGTAGCGCCAGCCGAGGGCGAGTTGTTCAGCGTCGTGTAGAACGCGCCGAACTGGCCGTAGACGCGCGGGTCGACCGGGCTGCACTGCAACGTCACGAACGCTTCGTTCGCGCTGTCCATGTCCCACTGGATCTGTTCAACAAAGCAGTCGACAGAGATCAGGGGAGCGCCCGGGGGTCGCCGGTTGATACGCACGCGGGTGCCCAGCTCTAGGCCCAGCAACACGGGCCACAGCGCGGGTGCAGCCGACGGGTGCAGTTTGACGCTCTGTACGCGGGTCAGCGGGTCCTTGTAACGGCTCACGAAGTAGTCGGCTGCATCCTGCGCCTCTAGCGCGCTGGCCGTGTTTACCGTGCGCGTCATGGTGCGCGTGTAGTAGCTCGCGATGCTCGCGCTGTCCTGCGCAACGAGGTTGGTTCCGGTGCTCTGCTGAGTGACCGTCACCACGTTGCTTAGGTGCGTACTGTCGAAGTCGAGTTGTAGATCTTCGTACGGGAATTCGCCTGCGCCGTCGCCGAACGTCCATACCGGAGTCAGAGCGTTGTACCGGTAGCCACGGCCCCGGAATGTCACCGTGCCATCCGCTGTTACGAAGTGCTCGCCATTCTCGGTGGTCACCACGTTGTTCAGCGCCGTCATGACATCGGACCCGCTGAAGTCACTGGCGGGGCCCATAGACGTCGTCAGGCCCGTACCGATGTTGCTGGCGCCCGTATACCCGGAATACCGCAGGATGCGCGCATAACGTGCCGCGCTGGTCTCGCCCGAAGCGCTCGCGCGCCACGTGCTATAAAGCTGCCCCATGTCCGCAGACGAGAGCAGCGACGGGAACTCAGCGACGAACGCAATGTCGCCCTTGTAAACGCAGGTAGCAGTCTTGGTTCCGGGCTGGTACAGCGCGCCGATATGGTCGTACATGGCGTTCAGGGGCGGAGTCTGCGAGGCAGAAATGGTCTGCGACGATGTGACGCCATCGAGCGAAAGCGTCATGGTCGTCCCGCTGATGCCGAACACGGCCAGGTGCCAATTCCCATCAGTCACGGACTGCGAGTCATTGAACGGCTGCGAGCCCGTGATTACCCCAACGGCCTGCGTGCTGATGCGCAGATGGCCGGTCGACTCGATATACACCGTGACGTGTCCGTCGTGAATGTCGGGCGTTGACGTGGTCGACGAATTCCAGAGATATGCAAGGTCGGTCGGGTTGCTTCCAGCGGTGTAGCGGAACGCAATCATTCGCGTCCAGCTTGCGCTACCGGGGCCCTTAACGCCTGCGTCGCTGAGTGCCAGCATCGTTGCAGGGTTGGGTGCACCGTTAACCCCAGGCGTCAGCGGCGCGGAGGTGACGACTGTCCCCGTGCTGCCGGTAAACGTGCCCGACGGTAGGTTCGCGGCCGTAACGGCGTTGCCGGAAGTCCAGTTGCCCGAACCTGTCTTGGTGTTCACCAGTGGCGCCGCAGGCATGTTGCCCGTGTCGTCTGCAAAGGAGGTAGCCCCAGCGGCATCGCCGAGGGTGTAACTGAATCGCGGGGAGTGCGAGTCGATTTCCTCCGTAAACACTTCCTTCAACTGCACCTGTGACAGCAGCGCGAAGGAGTCAACGGCGGTGGGGGACACCTGCCCGTACGTGCCGCCCTCGGCCCAAGTGGTCGGCCAGCGCTCCGTGAAACCGCTGAAGATCGGGTACCAAGTGCCCGGGGAAACCCAGGTAGTTGCGGCAGCGCCCCACTCACCCTGGAAGCCATCTGCAACGATCGTGCTTGCCGCTGTAGTCGTCGCACCCACGTTCAAGCCAACACGCAGGCCGTAGACAGATCCGGTAGTCGGGGCAGTCACCGTGACGCTGAGACGCTGCCACGCAGGGGTACCAGAGGCACCAACAAGGGTGACATTGGAGCCCGAGCCGAAAGTGTTCGAGCCATCAGCGTTCAGGAACGAAACGTAGGCAATAACGTTAGTCGATGTGCTGGCCGTAGTGTTCGCGAGGTAGACCGAGAACGTGAACTGCTTACCGGGGCGAATGGCCACGGTGTCCGTGCGCACGATTCCAGAGTTAACCGTTGTGCCATTGGCGATGGCGAAACTGAAGACGTTCGCCCCCTGCCATGCGTTACCAGCGCCGAGCACAGCGACCGAGCCCGTAACGCCTCCGCTGGGCACCGTCAGGTTGAAAGACGCGGGAAACGACCCAGCGGTGAAACCCTCGCCCCCGGTCGCGATAGGCGCGTCTAGGAGGTTGGCCGTAGGTGGCCACTGGGCACGGCGCCGGTAAGGCTGTAGGGGCAGGATCTTCCCGCCGTAGGGGCCGCTGGTGTTCGTCGGGTCCAGCACGCCATCCTGCGAGCCCAGCGTGACGCTGTATTCGCCAGCGTTGATCTGATCTAGCTCATACTGCTTACCGCGCCGAGCGCTGGCCTGCGACAGTGTCCGGTCAACAAGGTTCACCAGTCTGGCCGAGGGCAGCGAGGCACCCGCAGCGTTCCACGATGGGCCCCAAATTTCCTCAATCACGGGGTAGTTGGGATTCAGTGCCATTGGTAACCCTCCGAAGAGGGGAGCACATACGGATATCCGTATGTGCTCCCCAGTGCTAGCGCTTTGCTTCCTGCCACGTGCGGGAGTTGCGCCCGCCGAAGCGATACATTTCCCGCTGGATGACGTCCCGTAGGTCCTGGTCCGTGCGCACAGAGCCGTGCACCTCAATGTGAACCATGTGGACCACACCCGCAGCAGTCGAGCCGATCGCCGAACCACTCAGCGTGGGGGCGTCAGTTCCCCGGATCACAGCGTCAGACATGCGCGCCGCAGCGCTCTGAACGTCCCGGTTTCCGCTGTCGATTCCGCCGACCAGGCCAGCCGTAATGAACTGGCCGATCTGATGGAACAGGCGCGAGGGCGACTTAATGCCCAGCGCGCGCTTAATAGCGGTCTCCATCGACTTCGCAATTTTCAACATCTGCTTGTCGATGGCCTTTTCCTGGCTTTGCAGCCCCTTAACCAGTCCCTTCGCAGCGTCGATGCCAGTCCCGTACATGCTGTCAGCGACAACCGCGCCAGTGGACTTCGCCGAACCGGTTAGCTGCGTCTGCATGGCGTTGAGTTGCTTAAGCTGATCGCTGTTGGCGCCCATCAAGGCTTGCGCGGTAGCGCCCCCCTGGTCGACACCCGCCGATGCAATCTGCTCAATCAGCGCGGACGATAGCCCACGCTTCTTAAGCGCCGTCAGCTCATTCGCGAACTGCGTCGCAGCCTGCACCTGACTCTGCATGTTCGCCAGCACGTCACCAGCGGTAACGGCGACACCGTCCGCCTGCGACTGCATGACCACAGAAGCGCCCTGCATGATGCCGCTGGCGATGCTGTCCCGTTCAGATGCCCAAGACTTCTGAAGATCCTTCAGGTGGGACTGCGCTGCCTTCAGCCGCTTTGCGACGTTGTCACGCTGCTTAGCGAGCTTCTCTAGCTGCACGCCCTCTTGCTTGACGTACGACTCAAGGTGCGAGATTGCAGCCATGTGCGACTTGATGTAGCCAGAGTGCCCCTTGCCAGCCTTCGTGCCGAGCATGTCAGCGAGCCGATTCCGAGCCTGTATCAGCTCAGTCTCAGTCTTCTTAATCGCGCTCTTCACCTGCGACAGCGAGCCGGTTAGCCCGTCGACTAGTCCCTGATGGACCCAGATGCCAAGCTGCCGAAACACCTTGCTGGGGGAGGCGATGCCCAGCGCGTTAGAGAAAGTGCTCACCATGCCCGTAGCGGTTTCCCGGACGGAGTCGTGAGCGTGGCTGGCGTGCGCCCTGACGCCTTCGGCGATGCCGAGCGGTATCCACTTACCCACCTGGTCCCGGAACGCGCGAGAGGGGCTCTTGATGCCGATCGCGTGCTTAGCAGCGGCAAGTGCGTCGTTAGCCAGACCCCCAACCTTGTCCATTAGTCCGCTGGCCGCGTTTGTGATGCCGGTAACGATGCCGTCAACGACTGCCTTACCGATGGTCGCAAACTTGGTGCCGATGTTCTTTACAGCGGTCCACGCATCATCCAATTTCTTGGATATCGCGTCCTTGATATCGCCCATCGTTTTGGTGATGGTGTGCCAGGCGCCCGTGATCGGGTCAATCATTGACTTTTTGATCTCAAGCCACGTGATCAGCGCTACGGCCTTTAGGTCAGACCACTTGCCACTCAGGTAGCTCGATACGCTGTCCCAAATGCTGACTAGCTTGTGCCAGACGCCCATGATCGGGTCGACAATGTTCCGCTGGACGGATGACCAAACCGACTTTGCCACAGACTTTATGCCGTGCCATGTGCCGACCAGGAAGCCAGAGACAGTGGACCAGACCGACTTGACCTTGTTCCATACCGTCGTGTGGAAGTGATTCCACAGGTATATAAGCCCGACTAGCCAGGGCGCGAAAATGAGCAGCAGTAGGGGCCACCACTTTTTGAAGAACCCGGCGATGGCGTTCCACACTGTTGATGTGGCGTTAGCTACCCAGTTCCAAGCCTTGACGATCGGGTCAGTGACCGTGTGCCAGGCCGAGGAAAAGAAGTTGGCCACGGAGTGCCACGCTGTCTTTAGGCCGCCCTCAATGGAGTGCCATACACTCAGCGTCTTGTTCTCTAGCCAATGCCAGGCATCCCCGAGCCCCTGCACGACCGTGTGCCAGGCGCCGGATAGCCACGCTGAAACTGACTTCCAGTGCGTGAACAGGAGCGCAATCGCCGCGCCCAGCGCCATCACGCCGAGAACGATGTACGTGACAGGGTTGGCGAGCATCGCCGCTGTAAACGTCCACGCTGCACCTGCCGCCGCGTAAAGCCCGTAGGTCAGCACACCGCCAATGGCGCCACCCACCGCAATGAGTACGTCTTTGTGCTTTGTCAGCCACCCCACGCCGTCGACCAGGGCCCCGACAAACTGCGTGAACGCCGGAAGAAGGGACTGGCCTATTTTGATGCCGATGGCCTCAGCGGTGCCCTTGAATTCGGCCATGCGCTGATTGAACGTCTTCTGAACGTCCGACCAGCCCTCAATGTTCTTGCCGCCGTCCTTGACGTGTTTACCGATGCCGTCCACGTTCTTTTTGAACGTGTCCATGTGCTGGCCCGTAAGCATCAGGGCGCCCATCATGGATTTAGTACCGCCGACCATGGTGGACAGCGCGCCGATATACGTCTTCTTCGAGCCGCTGGCCTTGTTGAGCGCGCCTTCAAAGTCCTTGCTGCTCTTCGATGCCTTTTCCAGCGTCTTAATGAAGACGTCCCCGCCGGGGCCCATCTTGTTCTTGATGGCATCCGTAAGGGTGTTCAGCGTCGCCGCGAGACCCTTCGAGCCCAGCTCCTTAGAAACGGCGTTGGCGTTAAGCCCCAGCCCCTTCATGGTGGTCGCTGCCTTGGCCGAGGGGTTGGACAACTGCCCGATCGTCTGCCGCAGATAGGTTGCCGAAACGCGCGCATCCGTACCCTGTGACGTCATCGTGGCCATGGCCCCGAGCACTTCGTTTAGCTTCACGTGCGCAGCAGCGGCCACAGGGAGAATGCCGGACATAGAGCCCGCGAGCGCTTCAAGGTTGGTTTTACCCTCGGCCTCAGTACCAACCAGCGCGTTCATCACGTCGGTCGTGTTCTGAGTGTTGGTGGCCACATTGGAGGATTGCAGGTTGTAGGCGTTCATTGCCGTGGTCACAGCGTCAGTCACCGTGGCCAGGTCAGCGGCACCAACCTTGGCACCCTGCGCACTTATGCGAAGCACGTCAAGGGCTTTCTGGCCGTGGAAACCCGCTGATTCGACCATGTACAAGCCTGCGGTGAGATCCTTAGTCGACTCACCAACCTTGCCCGCCATCGACAGCACGCCATCACCGACGAGTTTCATATTCTGCGCCGACTCGCCAGCACCAGTGCGCACGCGGGTCATCTGAGTCTGAAAATCAGCGGCCATGTGGGCGGTTTTCACCGCAGCGACAGCAGCAGCAACACCAACACCAAGCAGCGCAGCCTTGGACACGGCGCCCAGTTTGGCCATGCTCTTGCCGCCCTGGCGTTCCACGGTGGCTAGCTCGGTCTTGACACCCCTGGCCGTGGTCATAAAGCCAGTAGAGCGACCTAGAAACTCAATAAATACGGGAGGCAGAGCACCCATAGCGAAGCTACCTCCCTAGAATTTCTTTCCGTTTACAGCCGCAGCCCACGCGCCCTCGAAATAACCACGAACCTTGGGCGATGCCTTGTCCACCCCTGGTTTGAAGTACGGGTACCGGGCTTCAATTTCTGCTTTGTAGCGGTTTTGGTATCCGCCCCGCCCGCCAGCCATAACGACTTGCGACCATTCCCCCGTGCCTCCGCGACGAGCCTTTTTGCTCTTGCGGATGGACTGATATAGCTCACCGGTTAGCTGACCTGGTCCGCCAGACCGGGGGATGTGGTTAGGCTTGCGACCGAGACTGAAAGCAGGCGAGCCCGACTCAGGGTCGTCGCCCTTGCTAGCCCAGCGAGGGGCGCCACGCATGCCGCCCTTAATTCGTCGCTTCGTGTACGCGGTTGCCTTGCCCAGCGCTACGCGGGTCGCCTCGTCCGAAGCAAGCTGCATCTTCTCAATGGCGGTGCGAACTTCACCAACACCCTTGACTACCGCCATGAATTCATCAGCCATTGGCGGCACGCCCCTCAACTATCTTGCGCGCCTTGCCAACGGCGTCATCAACGGCGAGTAGCCAATCCAGGGTTACAGCGGATTCGGCGTCGAGTTCGGACGGGCGACAGCGCAGCAATGTGCACAGGCGCCACGTCCGATACTCCTCTGACGGGATTTCGTCCGCTGAGTAGTTGCTCCCTGCCCCGTTGTGGGAAAGAGCCTCCGTTAGGCGACGGAGGCTTCGGTAGGGGACGCTGCATCCGGGCTCGGCTCGAAGTCAGGGTTTAGCTGGCCGAGGTACGGCGCCACAGCCTTACGCAGCGCGTCAAGGTCACGCCCGGGGAGATCCTGCACCGCATCAACGTTCACCGCGAAGCCATAGGACCAACCGGCGACGAGCGCGACCACCAGGGAGTCGTTTAGCTCCTCTAGCAGGTCGAAAGCCTCGCCCATGCCCGCCGCGATACGTAGCTGCTGCTCAGGCGATAGCTCCGCGCCGTCGCCCTGTGCCTGCGCCTCAGCAACGGCCGAAGTGAACGCAGGCAGACCCGCTAGCTTCGTCTGAATGCGCTTGATGGGCCTGCGCTGGCGCTCGGTAACGTCGGCAACTTCGCGAAGATCAGCGGTAGCGCCAGAGGGGAGAGTCAGGTGGATCATTAGTTGTACGTCCCGGAGGTCACGGCGTTCTGAACGGTCACCTTGATCGGCGAATACCCGCCCGACGCGCCAATGTCGGTGGTGTTGGCAAGGGCCGTCCACGTGATCGGCACCTCTATGTAGTCCTTGCCGCGCGTGATATCAGCGGCAGAAATGCTGCACTTAGTCATGTGCAGCTTTAGCTGAACGGCCGCAGCGCCAGCACCAGCCGAGAAAGTGAAGTCAATCGCAGGCTTTACCGTGGTGAGGTACTGCGTAAGCGCCGTGTCATCTTCCATGATGAGGGTGGCCTTACCGTCTACCTGCACGGGACCACTCCACAGGGTGGAAGGCGCCTGCGTACCGTCGACCGGGTTAATCACGGTGACCGGGCGCTTAATGGTGACCTCACCATCGAGCACACCCGCCTGAGTGACACCCGCAATCTGCACGACACCAGTCCAGCCAACCAGCGGAGGAATGGCAGTAAAGGACGTGGTCGGCGCGGAAGCGGTGACAGACCCGAACGTCGTAGTCTTCGCGCTGTACGTCAGCAGTCCATCGGCCGTGAACTTGAAACCGACCTCAGAAAACTTGGCGCTGGGGTACTGCCGGTTACCGGCAACGTAGTTGTCATTCAGGGTGTACGTCTTCGGCTGGCCCGAGCCCGTGTTCAGAACCGAGAAAGTGTGAGTGAACGGGGCCGAAGCGCCGGACGTAACAACATCGCCGAGCACACCCGCCAGCGGGAAACCGATCGTGTCCGGGAAAACGTCCCCGTCGAAATCCAGCGAGCCGCTTAGGACACCCGCCACCTGGTCGTAGACCTCGACGAGCGAGCCGCGATAGCCCTTGTCGTCAAGTAGCTGCTGATTGTCCTTCGGCGTGATAGTCGTGACCGGGATGTACTGCGTAGACGCAACGGGCGTGCCGGGCGTGGTTTCCTTGGCAATACCGAGGAATGAAAGAGCTGTTGCCTTGGGCATTAGTTGCCAACCTCCGGGATATCAGCGGGCTCAGGGTCGGGGGCGCTGTCAGAGACAGGCAGGGGAGTGGGGGCGCCTTCGGCAGGTGCGAAACGGCCGTCCCCGGGGTCAGCGTCGAGCGTCACTCGGTCACCCGGGCGGACGTCCAGCGCAAGCGACGGGTAATAGCGCTCGTCGTCGCCGCTGTATGTGAATTCAGGCATGTGTCAGATCCTCGTAACGCATTCGATTTCGACAGTCACGCACGCGCGCTTACCGCCGTGTTCGCTGTCCCACTCGACTTCGGCCGTATCGCCAGTCGGGGCGCTCTTAATGACGTGGCCGCCCAGCGTGATATCCGTCCGCACGATGGCAATGACGGCGTTGGCTAGGTCCATGGCCCGCGAGTAGGCCACCTGCCCGCTGTCGCTGCCCCGGAACACGTCGACTACGACAGAGACTGAGTACGACTCGTCGAGCCAACCGGCGCCACCCCCACCAACCATCGAGGCAACGTTCAGATGCCTGCGCACCTGGCCGATGGCCACAATGTCATCAGGCTCGTTCGGCCCCGGTTGGTCAAAGCACACAAGCAACGACGCGCGGACATTGTTTGGGTCGGGCGCGAGCCCAGCGGTGCACTGGTCGAAAAGCCACTGTCGGACCGCTGGCGCTGTGCTGGAAGGGATGCTCATGCGATACCCGGCCCCCTGTAGTAGGCCTGCCAGAGTTCGAGGACGCGCGAGGGAATGGCAAAGCCCGTGTGGACAATGGCTTCGCCACCGTCGTAGGCGCCAGAGTTGAATTTCGGCCGTCCGCCACCCTGTTGCGTCATCTGCCACAGATGCCGGATCAGCTCAAGCACGCCCAGGCGCACGGTCCAAGGCACCGCACCAGCGCGCCCCGCCGTGTACACGACCTTGATGTTCTTCGCGCCGAAAGCGAACGTTGCAGCCTCGCCCCCGAACGTGCGGCGCGTGATCTGCCCCGTGTTGTAGTCCACGGTGAAACCGAATGCGTTTACCTGCCCGCTTAGCGGCTGTTCAGTCAGCGGAAAGGCTGAAAGCCCGTAGTACTCCGTGATGCTCAGCACGCTCGCAACCGGCGTGAACGCTGGCACGATCTGTGAAACCCCGCCGTCGAAATACTCCGTGTGGGATTCCGGGATGAACGGGCCGCAATGGTTCCGGGCTATCTCTGCCGCAGCGAGAATGAAGCCCTGTAGTTCGTCATCCTGGCGCGTGTCGTTGGGCGGGATGTTCAGATGGGCCTTGACGCTGGGCAGGTCGACGAGCTGTTCGACGCCGAGGGGGCGCACCTGAAATTGAGTCTCTGACGACCAGGCAACACCCGTGCCGGTAGCAGTCCAGCGGGCAAGCCATACCCCGGGCAGTCCTACGGACGGCACAACGGCCGTGTACGCCCCGCTGACGGGCCCTGACGGGGTGGGATGGGTAATCCCCCCGGACGGGTCTGTGATGGTCACAGAGACGCTCACAGCGCCCTGCACGGGGCTGCCGCTGTCGTCGAGCGGGTTCGCCGTAAGCGCTACATCCTGCCCGGCAAAGTAGATCAGCGGCATATCAACCCCTACTCAGTTGGAGCGGGCGCCTTCGCTGCCCTCTTTGGCTTGCTTGCCAGCGCATCGGCCGTAGCTGCCTTGGCTTCGTCGTACAGGGCGCGCACGGTGTCGCTGAGACCCTCCGGAACGACCTTGTCCAGCTCACCAGAGACCCAAGCGAGCTGTTCGCGCACGGTGGCTTCCCGCACCTTGTCAGCGGTCCGCAGGCACCCTTCAAGCTCGTCGACCAGGCCACGCGCGTAGTTGATGGGATTCATGAATTCCTCTCAGCCAAACGGCGGGGGCCACCACATACGGATATCCGTAGGTGCCAACCCCCACCGCTACGGGGTCACTGGACTAGAAGGACGGAGTCACCAGGGCGGTACCGTCGACGACCGAAATCGACTTCGGGTAGCGCGCAGGCTGGAACGACATGTAGTTGTACAGCCGCACGAACACGGATAGCTGGTTGGCGTACGTCTGCGGGAAGGCCTCCGCCTTGACGTTGCCCTCCCAAGCCATCAGGTCGGCCATGCGAGCCACGATGATGCGGTCCTGGTTAGTGCCAGCGCCGACGTTGGTCGGAATCAGCGCGTCAACGTAAACCGGCAGACCCTGAATCGTGCCGACGTAACCCTGAGAGTTAACGCCATCCTGGTTGGCCAGCGCGTTCATCGGCGCGTTCGCGGACGGAGTCACCAGCGGGCGACCCGTGGTGTCAGACGCAGCTAGCAGCGCAGCCCAGCGGCGAGGGTGCATGATGATCGTGTCAGGCGGAAGGAACCGGTTCGTGTGAACCTGCTGAATGGCGTTGGCAACAGCCGCGTACATACCGGCCGTGGTCGCAGCGTTCGTCGCAACTGCGTTGGTGCCCGCCAGAGTGAAGATGCCGGTGGGGTTACCACCGGAACCAGAGCCGCTCAGAATCAGGGTGTTGTACTGAGTGGCGTACGCCGCAGCGAGGTCAGCAAGGATGACGTCATCCACGTTCAGCGGCGACTGCTCTAGGAGCTGAAGCGAAACGGTCTGGCCACCGGCGATGGTCGTCACGGTGGACGAAATCGACGTGGTGGTCAGGTCGGTCTGCTGAACGCCCGTGTTCTGAGTCGCCTGCACAGCAACGGCCGTACCGGTGTTCACCTTCGGCACGTTGATCGAGTCGGTACCCGCAGGAAGCGCGCTGGTCGGGACCAGGTTGCCGGTAATGCGACCCGCGCGAGCCAGGCGGACGAACTCCTTCTCCAGCCACAGGGGCGGAACGAACTCGCCACCAGCGCCGTTAACCGTGGTCAGCGCACGCTGCTCAGCCGCACGGCCCCGGTTGTTGCGCTGAAGTCGGTCCATGGCGGAAGCGTCGCCGTTCTGGCGCGCATTCCACATGTCGCGGAAGTACGACTGGCCGTTCAGACCGGAACGGTAGATCTCAGGCTCGGAAACGACCTGAACACCCGAAGGCTTCGGCGCATAACGCTTGGCCATGTCAGCCGCAGCGTCGTCGGCGCGAACCTGCTCGTCAAGCTCCTTGATGCGGTCGTCCAGCGCCCGAATCTCAGTCTCGCCAGCGTCGAAAGCGGAGCGCTGCTCGTCGGTAAGGTCCGCAGCCTCAGCGGAGCGAGCCTCGCCCAGAAGGGCATCTAGCTTCGTACGCTCGGCGCTGCGCTTGGCAACCAGGTCAGAAATAAGGGAACGCTTGTCCATTAGGGACCTTTCCTAGGTTCGATTCTTTGGGAATCGCCCACCACTTGCGTTAGGTGGTGGCCCAGGTGGTGCCCCTTGTTGCGTGGGGTCCGGCGTAGGCTCCGGCGTAAACCGGGCGGGCAGCGAAAGGCACGTACGGATATCCGTATGTGCTCAGTCGCGAGAGTTAGAGATTCAGGGCGCGGAGGCGCGCCTCATACAGCGCGAAATCCGAAGGGGCGATAACAGGGTCAGGCGGGGCAGGGGAGTCACTCACGGACCGCAAGAGCGCTTCCAACTGGTCCCGTGTGATCGTGCCGTCAGTCAGCGCGCTACGCAGCGAGGTAAGCCCCTGCGTGTGCGGGTTGGCGCCATAGTTCACGATGCTGACGTCACCCTTGTTGAGGTTCACCTCAGTGATATCGCGCTGCGTCCAATCCGGCGACCACTCCTGACGAGTCACGCGAAACGCAAAGCTCATCTCGTCAAGGTCGCCCCGCTCCATCGCTGAGCGAATGTCGCGCACCTGCCCGTTGCCGGGGTCTAGGTCAGCCTCAACATGCAGGCCCGTAGAGTCTTCCGACAGTCGCATGGTCCCGGACTTAGTCCGCGCCAGCGTCATACCGTCATGGTTCAACTTGAACGGGACGTCAGCGCCCTCGGCCAACGTCTTACTGAACGCACCGCGCCGGACGACCTCTGTGTAATCGCCGAGAAAGTCCTGCATCTCATATGGGGTCTCAGTCACAGACGCGTAGCCAGTGAAACGAAGCGTGCCGTTAGGTGCCTCGCGCAGCTCCATACCCTCAAAGGGGCGCCTGCGGTCCTCGCGGACATTGCGCCGTGAGTCACGGCTTGAAAAGTCGGTCATTAGAGGACTGCTCCCAACGCGTCAGCTTTCTGCGCACTCGGTGAAGCGCCGTTGTCTTTGGTAAGGCTCGGCGTGGATGAATTCAGCGGGGCCGCGATATCGTCGCCACCGTCCACGGGCCCGTAATTCTCAAGGGCGCGGATTTCGTTGGTGGTGAGGATTCCGGCCGAACGGGCAGCGGAATAAACCGCATACCGGCCCGCTGTATCAGTGCGTAGCAGCGCGTCAGCATTGAAACGGGCGCTTTGCGGGCGGGGCAGCATGGTCGACCAGGCGTCTTCAAAACGGCCCAGCCATGCAGACAGCGAATAGGCGAGAAAGCCTAGGCCCATCTGTTCAATGCCCGTGCCCCACGACGTGGTTTTGTCGACCTGCCCCAGCATGTGCGGCGGGATGCCGAACAACATGGCAATGTCGAGATTCTGCGCCGCGCGGGTGCCGAGGAACTGCGCATCTTCGGGCGTGACGCTGATTGGCTTCCACTTAGCTCCGCCAGTCAGCACACCAACCGTGTGGGAATTCTTCAACCCGCTATGCGAGGCAGAGAAATTCTCCTTAATGGTGCGCGCGCGATCCTTGTCTAGGTCCGCCTCAATCTCGACGACACCCGTCATGTGGGCGCCTTCGCCGAAGAACCGTGCGCCGAACTCTTCAGCGGCCAGGCCTAGGCCGATGGCCTGCCGTGCGTAGCTGATGACGCTTAGGCCCGTGGGGGACTCGGGGAAACCCATTCCCATGATGTGGACAATGTCGCCAGCGTCGGGCACGGGCTTACGGTCAATCGCGTACTTCCGGCGCCCGCTCCCGTCAAACTCACAGTCAACGCGATCGGGGTGAATCACCATCAGGCGCGTTGGACGGCCGTAGCTGTCCTTAGACAGCACCAGGCAGTAGGCGTTCCCGCGCAGCAGCAGCGAAACCATCATCTGCACGAAGCCCTGGCGCCGCGTAGGCAGACCGGGCGTAGCACCTCCGCCAAACGGGTCAGCAACGATCGCAGGCGGGGGCTCAACAGTCTTGCGCAGTTCGCCGTCAGCCTTGACGGAATCGAAGGGCAGGCCGCTGACAGCATCAGACAACAGGCGGACACAGGCGGACACAGCGAGTAGCTGCATGGCCGTTTCATCGTTGACGGCAACGCCAGCGGATGTGTACGCGGCGAGACTGCCATTACTGGGGATAGACCAGGGATCACCGGCGCCAGAAGGGGCGTAAAAGCGGGTCTCTCGAATAGCCTTACCGGCTCTGCGAGCTAGGCTCACTTGTCCACCACCACAGCGCTAATGACGATAAGCCCGACGCCAGCCAGCGCCAGACCCAGAATCGTGTTGAATGCCCAACCAGCGCCGACCAGGCAACCAATGCCAGTGACGTCAGCAATTTCGCCTACCAGGCGCCGCCTGAACTTCATATGTCCGTCCTTATAGATCCGCCCAACTAAAGAACTGGGGTTCGGGGATAACTTCCGCTTCTTGGCAGGCTCGTTCCAGCGCCATGACAGCGGAAACGGCAAGGTCGATTTTCCGGGGCGAACCCTTAGCGTCCTTACTCAGGCGCGAGCCGCGCGAATCCGTGCGAAGAATGCAGTTCGAGAGATGGCGCGCTAGGCGAGGGTCACCGCTATGAGTCAGAGTCTTGTTCATGACGGCTTCGTAATAGCGCTGCGTCGCCGGAACCATGCGCGCGGGAGACTGCGGGAACTCCACGATCGGGAGGCCTTCAGATTCGAGGATTTGATACGTGCGCGCCCAGCGGAACGGGTCGCAGACGATTTCGCGAACCTGCCAGCGTCGGCAGGCCTTACGTATCTCGTCCTCAACGTCGAAGATGGGTACCGACCAGTCCTGCCCGGCATCCGTAGGCTTTTCCCACGCTGCGACTACGTCGATGTGTGGCTTGTCATCCTCACCCTGCGGGCAGGTGACCACCACAAGCGCCGTTGAGTCGTTGTTGAACGAGCCATCAAAGCCTAGGACCACCTCGGTACCCGGCTCGATGCTCTCAGCGTCGCCAGCGCACTCGTCCCAAGCGCCAGCGGGTAGCCAGGCCTGCGCCGTCGATACCCATTGGTTCATCCGCTTAGTGCGGTACTCCGCTTCCGGGGTACGCAGTACGGAGGAGTGGAAGTCTTCTTCGCTGACAATGTCGTTGAAGCCCGGGTTAGCGGCAGCCCATACCGCTGGGTCCTTGTGGTCGGCACCTTCCGGCGCTCCCCACCACTCAAAGTAAAAGGCGGGGTCCTTGATTTCGCCCCGAATGATTTTCTCGCCGTACTGATACATGCCGTAACACAGGCTGTCGCCACCGGAGCTATCCGACTTCACGCCAGCGGTAGTGATGCCCACCATCATGGGTTCAACACGGGCGCCAGAGGCGAGGCTCATGACGTCCCAGAGTTCACGGGTGGGCTGCGCGTGGACTTCGTCGGCGATCGTCAGGTGAGGGTTAAGTCCCTCCTTCGTGAACGCCTCAGCGGACAGCACGCGATACACAGACCCGGTCGCCGGTAGCTCCACAGCGTCCCGGTACACGCGAAAGCTGTTCGCCATCTCTGGCGCCATCTCAATCATTTTCTTGGCAGTGCCGAAAACGATGCGCGCTTGTTCCTTGTCAGCGGCGATGGAGTAGACCTCACCACCACGGGGACCGGACACCAGGCCGAAGATAGCCAAGGCTGCGCCGACAGCGCTCTTGCCGTTCTTGCGGGGCATGCCCACGAGTGCCTGGCGATGCTTGTAACGGCCGTCAGGGCGCCGTGCGAGCAACCGGCCGAACAGTTGGCGCTGCCAGTCCCGGAAGACAAGCAGTTCGCCGCTGGACCCGCCGACAGAGTCTTTGGTGATCCGCAGGAAGCTCTGCGAGAAGTCGACGAAGTCTCCTCCGTCGCCCCGCTTAACGTCCGCCTTCGTGACCGGGGTCAGCAGATAAGGCGTGCTGCCCACTAGGTCACCTCCGGATATCCGTATGTGCTACTCGTCGTTGCAGCCACAGAGACATGCGGTGCCTGCGTCTTCGTCGTGCGGAATCAGTTCACCCCACCGGCTCACGCTGGCCCCGCTTTCTTCGCTAGGAAGTCTTCAAACGCGTTGCGCGCCTTCACCTCAGCGAGCCCCATACGCGTGCGATCGGTAGGCGTCAGACCCAGCGCGCCGAATAGCTTCGCAATCTCGGTTTCGATGGTGCTGAGCATGCCGACCAGGGGATTGGGATAGGCATAAGCCTTGTCCGTGAAGAGCACCATTTCGCTGTGATCTAGCTGTGCTTTCATCAGCGCTCGCCGGTCGACCTTTTCGCACAGCAATTCCAGCGTCGGGCGGTCCGTCTCCGCGAGCCAGGCAGCACCAGTGACAATGCGTGAGTAAAGCTCAGCGCCGGACGGGCCCAAATGCGCAGGCGCAGCCATGGTGACCGGTGCAGCGTCATGGACAGCGGCGGGGTCAGGCAACGGGCGGGCGCCAGGATTTCCCAGTTTTCGCTTACGCTCAGCGGGGACCGGGGGACGGCCAACGGCCATGCGATTTACCCCCTGCCGGACGTGAATTCCGCGCTGTTTAGCGGTTCTAGAGCGTTTTTGGGCTAGACCCCCGGGGTCAGAATTTCGCAGCGATGCGCAGAGCCATGGGAGCCGGGTCTTTTGGGTATGCACCGCTATAGATTGACCTGCCCCCCTATGGCATACATGTCCGAATTGGCACGGTTCCCAAGGGTGGCTGGCACACAACACAGCGAGGCAGGGCCCAGCGCTAACACCTACAGGGAGTCACGCTTGCGCGAGTTGCAGCCCCGACACAGAACGCGCAGATTGGCACGGTCGTGCGTACCACCATGGGCAAGCGGGATGATGTGGTCCACAGTCAGATCGTGGGTCCTGTGGTCGGGCACGCCGTAACCAGGACACCAACCACCGTGCCTTGCTCTGTGCTCTGCCACTACCTGCTTAGCCACTACTCGGTAGGCACTGGTGTACCCACGCTGGCTAGCACTGCCACGCTGCCGCTCACGCTCTGCCATGTACTTGGCTTGGCATGCAGCACAGCGAGAAGGGTTGGTAGTCAGACGCCTGCACACCAGGCAGGGACGCTTAGCCATGGGCCTACTGCCACCCTGCCGGTAGCTCCTGCACAGGCTCAGGCACAGCCACAGGGGCAGGCTCAGGGGTGCAGGTGCAGTCAGGCAGGGCAGGGCTAGAGGGGCCAGCACATAGGGCCTGATGGACTAGGGCGCCTAGATCAGCGGAAATAGCATGTGATCCGCAGGCATATACAGCGACCGTGGTATTAGTGGCGTCCGCGCTATCGCCACCGTGCTCAGCGGGAATCGCCGCTAGCTCAGCCTCGCTAGGGCGCCTTACCCAGACCACAAGCGCAGTGCTGCCGCATGCTCCGCAGGCTGGCATTAGCTACGCTCCAATCAGGTTGGCAAGGTCGCCAGGGGCAACATCGCCCGGAATTCGCCCGGGGAAAAGCTCAAAGCCAGCGCGCCGATAACACTCATCGACGAACTGACTACAAATCATGTGGCCGCTATCGCGCACAAATCGTTCCAGCGTGGCAACGCCAAGCAGTCGACGGGCACCAATGGCCGCGTAATCCGCGAAGCTGTACGGGGTGCCAATCAGGTACGTCGCTGCGCCCAGAATGGCAGCGCGCTGAATAGGGGCCAGCGGGAAGGACGAGTACGCTACGCGGCTGTGGTCGCTCACGGCGTCACTCAGCAGCATGCGCTTAGCTCCGCCCGGTTGGGCCTGAATCACTTCGCCGTCGCCGAGGTAGATGAACGCGTGCGTGAAGTAGCTACCGGAACCGATCAGGCGTTGGCCAGCGGACACAGCAGCGCCAGTGAGCCCGGATATCCGGCATAGGCCGAAGTCACCAGGCTGGGGGACATGCTCGCCCAACGGGGCACCTCCGGATATCCGTATGTGGTGGCGGGCAGGCGGGATTTGAACCCCTCGTGCCTTGGCGGCACTTCAACCTAATGGGCACGTCTGCCCCTGCCCTGGTCCGATCGGACCCGTGCGGGTAACAGGATTCGAACCTGTGACTTCCTGGTCCCAAACCAGGCGCCCTAACCAACTGGACCATACCCACGCTTCGCACGTTCATGGTGTGCTAACCAGGCGCCCCGTACAGGGCTCGTCCGCTGAGAGGGATTCGAACCCCCACGCCCGAAGGCACCAGGGCCTAAGCCTGGCGTGGCTACCGTTACACCATCAGCGGTTAGCCCCAGCACCCTTGCGGGCCGTCTCACTCTTTTGACGCTGGGGAACGGTGCGCTTCGCCGTTGCACTTGCCCGGAGTACGGCCGGGACCAATCTCAGTGACTGTCGCGAAGCGAGCTGGCACGGCTGGATTCGAACCAGCAACCCCCGGATTAACAGTCCGGCGCTCTACCGATTGAGCTACACGCCATTGGCAGCGGACCAGTTCACCGCTGCATGGGGGTGGTGGCGTTTCCAGCGCTAACGCTGCCCCTTACCAAGATTTAGGGTTACTCGCCGCGCGCTGCAACCAGTGACAAGCTGGCCAGTCTGCGCCGGTTTCACCCAGGGTGCATATCGTCGCGCCAGTCACGGCCTATTGTCTGCACCTGCGCGCCCCCTACCGGATTCGAACCGGTGACCCTCCGCACGACAAGCGGACGCTCTAGACCACTGAGCTAAGGGGGCGTAGCCCTGGTGCTCAGACCGTGGGAGAGAGGCACGGGAGCACACAGGGCCGCTTTGTAGGGTGGGTCCTCAGACCGCCGGGTCATCGTTCCTCAGTGCGCGGGAACAACCGCCCTACACTATATATAGATCGGGTGAAAGGCCCCGGGCGGCCACAGGTGGGTAACGGCGCCGTGGTGACGAAGTGACGATATGGATGGCACTTCTGTAATCCCTATAGGTTTTCTTATGTGATTCTGAGAAGTAGGGGTAAAACGTCACTTCATCACTTGTTGCAGGTCAGATGGCATGTTGATCTTGGGCGCTGAAAAAGAAACGTCACCGACCCTGTGCGCTGTAACGCCGAAGGGCGACCACCGGCACTCGCCCGTGATCGCCCCGTGACCAAACAGTGTGACCTAGGTCACTGTCCTTCCAGATACCGCACAGCGCGAACGGCCTGCTTCAGCCCCTCCAGCCCGCCCAGCGCCATCACGTGGCCTTCGCAGCGCATGCAGATGCCCTGCCCTTCGATGGGCCCGCCGCAGATGGCGCACTTGTCCTTGCGCATGCCCGCGCGGTAGGCCGCCTGTTTGGCTGCCAACTCTTCTAGCGGAGTCTCCGACCTGAGCTTGCGCATTGACTCCCGTCTGCGCTCGCCCTTGCCTCCGTCCCAGCACGCCACACAGGTGGCTACCGGCGCGCCCGGGGCGAACTCTCGGGTGGGCCTGGTCTCACCGCACTTAGAGCACTCAATGGGTGGCAGGGCGTTACGTACGTGCTGCGCGGGGTCACGCACACCCAAGCGCCCCGCTTCCCTGTACAGGACCATGCAGGACCTACACCAACCGGTGGTCTCGTTCCGCACCTCGCTGTCAGCGAACTCGCTACGCGGCTTGTCGTGCTGGCAAATCGTGCAGTGAATCACTGGGAAACCCTCTCTGCGTCAAGGTCGCCGAGCATCTCGGCCAGGTCATGATCATCGCCCCCGACGGCCCATGAGACCGACACGCGCTCGCCTACCCGCTCCGCGCTGATTCGCCCCCGCCCGTTGGCGGCCAGCACTACATGCAGCCCTAGGTCCCTGAGCAAGCGGCCACGCGACCCCGGGGAGGCCTCCCACGCTTCGCCTACCGTCCTTCCAGTGGGTTCGAGTACCTCGCGTACGTCAGGGTCGTGCGCGGCCCTTAGAGCGGCGTACGTGGCTTCTAGCTCAGCGCCCAGCTCTTCGAGCGATCCGAGCATCAGCGGGCCAGCGGTAGCCATGCGCTTGGACAGACGCTTCGCTTGCTCCTCCGCTTCTGTCAGTTGGTCGCTGAGGTCGTTACCGCCTTCGAGTCGCACCACGTACTCGGCCATGCCGCCGAACCTGGTCATGAATTCGGCCTCAACTTTCTCGTCGAGCACACGGGCGTAGATGGCTACGTGCCCAGCCTTGCACCGGTAGAGCTGTTCGCCCCTGTCGCTGCGTCCGCCGTTCAGTCGCCCGTTGCAGACAGCGCACCAGGACATACCGGCGCAGAGGTTAGCCCCCGCCCTAGGCGTCTGCTGCGCCCCAGTGGACAGCCTCGCCAGCCTGGCTTGAATCTTTTTGAATTCAGCGGCGCCGATGATCGGCTCAGCGAATTGCACGGGCGTAATTCCATCATCGGCAACGACAAGTTGGCCATGGTGCGTGCGCTGGCCTTTCAGCGTCGGCGCTTTGAGCAACCGGCGCCATTGGGCCTCTGACACGTCCACCATCAGCGCTGTGCTCGCTACCGAACTGTCTTCATTGTTCAACAGCTCGTCGACGGCTTTCCGGATTACGGCCGCTTGCTCTTCGTGTATTTCGAGATACGCAGCGCCGTCCCGAAACACGATTCGGTACCCGTACGGGGGGTTTCCGGCGCCCCATCGGCCCTGCGTCCGTCGAGTGGCCTGCCCCTCGGTGATGCGCGATTTGATCAGGTCGCGTTCCCACTCGGCCAGCGCTGCAAGGAACGTTGCGACCATGCGGCCCGTGGCGGTGGTGGTGTTGATCGTGTTGTCTGTCGTGGCCAACCGCACATTGCGAGGCTGGCCCCACGCGACCAGGCGGAGGAACTCACTCACGCTGCGCGCGTACCGGTCCAGCTTCCACGCTATGACAATCGTCTCTCCCGGCCCGTTCCGCCCTGCGGCCGTGACACGCTCCTGTACGTCGGTCATGAGCTGGGCCATGCCCTTACGGGCTTCCAGGGGTTTCGCGCCGGACACGCCAGCGTCTAGGTACTCAGTGAGCACGTAGTCAGTGATCCCGTTCGCGGCCAGCCAGGCAAGGGCCGCAGCACGCTGGGTCTCGATGCTGGCGCTGCCTTCGGCGTCCCGGCTCAGGCGCAGGTACAGCGCGACGTTCAACGTTTTCTGATCCATGTACTCAAGGCTACACACGTCAGGGGTCACATGCACACCCTTGAGTACATGGACCTATCCGCGCCAGCCGTCCGGCGCTGTGACCAGGCCAGCGCCCCAAGCTACGCGGCACCGGTACAGCCACTCTTCGGCCCCTGTGGGGTCGTCCCACTCAAGCGGCACTGTGGCGCCCTGGTCGTCTTGCAGCGTGCAGAGGCCTGGTGCCACTAGGTCGCGTATTCCCCAACCGCCCGGGGAACGCCTGATTACGTATCTGCGATTCATGCCCATGATCATATGGGCGCCGTGACCCTGGTGTGACCCCTTTCCCATACCGCAGGCCGATTCGGTAACGGGCCGGAATTCGTACAGTTGAGGCATGGGAAAGAGCAAGGGTGCGCCGCTTCCCCCGGGCGCCGTTCAGATATCGGGTTGTCTCAGTCGGCATGACTCGCTCGTCCGCTGGCATGAAACCGCACAGTTGTACACCAGGCTGCAAATGCCGTTTCGCTGCGCGCTCCGCACGTATGGGCAGGGGTGGGCCCTTTGGCGGGTACCTGCGCCCCCTTACTAGACACAGAAGACCCGTCCGGGATGCCGCCCGGACGGGTCTTTTTCTGTTTGAGGCTAGCCAGCCGTTATGGGCTTGCCGATCCTCGCGAGCCGGTAGTTACCGTGAAGCCTCTGGCCCTCTTCGCAACCCAGGCTCGGCCCCTTGGAACTGACACAGACGGGGCACGGCGGGGTCTCTCCGTCCCTGGGGTGTACGTGGTCTACGTACGCCGCCCACGCTGCCTGGTAGCCCTCTTGTGGGACCGTGGGCCCCGTTCCCTCGCTCATGCCGCCACCCCGAGTAGGTCAGCGCAGTACCCGCACCCCTTGAGTGCGCCAGAGTTCGACGCAGACTCAAAGTAAGCGATCACCACCAGGACTTCAGTCGGCCCGCCGCACAGAACGCAGAGAGCCCACGACTCCGGGAAAACGATCTTCGCTTGCCCGGCACCCGCAGGCTCCGAGTCAAGCGACATTCGCAGCGCTTGCACGCTGTCCGCTTGGGTCATCTTCGGTTGTCCTAACTCACCACCACGCCCGGCCCGTTACCGGACTAGTTGAATCAGGCTACTCCCCTAGCACGTACGTTGTACGCCCTACGACAACGCTTGCTGCACCGTTCCTGATCTCTTGGGCAGCGCGCTCGAAGTCTTCCGCCCGTTCCTTGTTCTCCCGCGATACGCGCTCCCACATGGCTGCACGCCCCTCAAGCTTGGCGAGTAGCTCGGGGACGCTGCGGTAGGTCTTGATCTTGGGCGGGGTGATCCCGTTCGTCTCGTCGTTCATGCAGGCGAGCGTACCGGTGCGTGCTACACGTCCAGCCTAGGTCTGAACTTCTGACGCTCGATCAACTTGCCCGTGATTTCGTAGTAGGCGCGGGCGGCAGTACGCCACGTGTTCCAAGGCTCGTCGTCGGTCGGCGCGTACTCCCTATCCCGCTGGTGCCACTCCCACTCGTCCCGGGCGAGCACCAGGCCAGTCACTCGGCCACGCCCGAGCACTATGAACCGGTTGGCTTCGCGGGGGGCTATCAGGCGCGCCACGGTCGTTGCGTAGGCCCGTACGAGCGCTGAGGCTTCACGGGCGCTGTAAGCGAAGTCAGAGGCCAGCACACCAGGCCAGCGCGGGTGTTCGGACCATGCCCAGGAACCGTGGCCCAGCGGTCCGGGTATGAACAAATAAAGGTCTGTCGTGGGGGTCGGCTCAATACAAGTCATGATCGCTAACTAGGGGCGACGGGTGGGGGGCTCACAGGAAGCGTAAAGGTTCCGGAATCAAATACTCCGACATACGCCGTATGGTTTGCCAAACCTGTACATTACATTCATGTTGTGTTCATTAATTGAGTCAAGCAACCTTATTGAGGCCAAAAGAAAGGGCCCCCGAAGGGGCCCCGTTCCTTACTTCGCTTGCAGGCGCTCGTACATGTCCGCGCACTCCTGGCACGCTGCCACCATGCCGACCACTGGCCCGCAATCAATCAGCGTTACCGCCCTGACTCCGTCCCAGCGATCCCGCGTGGAGTACTCGCACGTCATGTCCGCCCGGAACTCTCGCGTCTGGTATTCCATGTCAGTCGTCCTCTCCATCAGCCTTGCGCCACGAAGTGAGCTTATCCGTACCCAGAGCGAACAGCCAGCGCGCCGTATCTTCCTGCATGCGGAGGACAACCGGCCCCCGGACCCGGTCGACCACCTGAATATCAACGCTGCGATCGGCGAACTCTTCGAAGCCCGTGATTTCCAGGATATCGAGCTTGATTTGCGGCACGCTACTTCCCCTTACGGACGCTGGCCATGCTGGCTTGAAAACTGCGCTTGCGCTCATCTTCGGGCATCATATCAAATTCGCTTTCCAGCGATGCCCGAAGAAAGTCAGCGAAGTAGTGCGGCACGCGAAGCACCTTGCGCACATTCCCGGTGGTCTGCACTTCGAGGCAGAGAACAAAGTTGCCATCCTCGCCCGTCTCGGTCGTCACAGCCACCACGCGCTTGATGTTCTCAGTGTGAACGAACATGGTTCCCTCCCCAGCCCGGGGTCGCAGCTACGGCCCCGGGCATTCTGCTGATGCGACTAGGCCACGCGGAAGTACTGGCCGTAAGAGCTTCCGTTCCGGCCAATCTCGATGTAAGCCCGCTCCGTGCCCATCTTTTCGACGACTTCCAGCCCGAACGACTTAGCCTCAGCGATCAGCCGCAGCATCTCACCAGCGCCGACCGGGCGCAGCTCACCCGTAACCTTCCGGTGCGCCTCGAACTTGTCACCAGGCTTGACCAGGTCGTTCATGATCTCTCCCTCTCCGTGGAACGCCACCCAGCACTTCGCGTCTGCGAGCGCCATGCCTTCCGTGTAGAAACGCTGGGTGCAGTGCACGAGCTTGCGGCCGTCGCGGACCTGTGCGCAGTACATTCCGCCGCTGACTCGAACCGTGATCTCCATCGTGTCCTGCCCCTTCGTTGCTGTTGTTGTGGTCTCAACCTAGGGGCATGTGGGGCACTCGCGCAACCCACATACGGATATCCGTATGTGATCCGAGGCATAGAAAAACCCCCCGGTCGCGCTGACCAGGGGGTTTCTCGCTGAGCCTTAGTGCGTGAAGCAGGCCATCAAGATGCGCGGGTTACCCGGGCACTTGACCCAGCGCGGGGCACCGGACGGCAGATGCACCGTGTGCGGAGCGTGCGCCTGCGGAGGAGTCGGAGGGTGCGGGGCATCGGACGCGTACGCGGGAGCACCCACTGTCAGCGCCACCGTGCCGAACAGGATGGCCAGGACTCTCATCTTTTTACCTCTTCCGGGTTGACTTGCTCAGCGACACATGCCGTCGAGCGGACTTGATGGTAACCCGCTGGTGGCGTGTAACTACACGGTGTGTGCCTGTGTGATGAATCACGTGGTGGTGCACTACCGTGCCGCAGTCTCCTGTGTTATACGGGTCGGCCCCGCATGCGCTGAGGGCGAGCACTGCGGGAATGGCGAGGATTACGAGCCTGCGCATTTAGCGGTAACGCTCCAATTCGATATTAAGGGAACTTGACGCTTGCGGGTAGATAACCAGCGAGGTATCACCCTGAATGTGCAACGCGCTATCGCTGATATAGACCTGAATTGCCTGGCGCACTTTCCGCTCAAAGCCCGGGGGAGTCAGGTGGTACGCAACGCGCGCACCCTTCGGAAGCGGGAAGTTATCCAGCGAGCCGTAATCGAGTAGGTACGTGTCCGTCTCGGGGGTGTTGCCCTTTAGATCTTCGATCTTGGATTCCGCAACGCGCACTCGCATGCGCAGGCTCCGCAGTTCCTCTTGCGCCCACTTAGGCAAGCGCTCTTCACGCGGGTCTGTTGTGATGCGTGTCACTCTCTCCGCCTTAGGGATGATGGGAGCACATACGGATATCCGTATGTGCCTCCCAACTAAAAGTCGCCGCCTGCAAGAAACTCGGCCAGCCGCAGCACATCATCGGCGGTGGCCTCTGCGACCAATCCGACCTGTTTGATCAATGCGGCAGCAATCCGGTACACATCCGCTCGCCCCGCTAGTCCGCTGGTGGGAGTCGGGTCGTTCAGCGAACCATCAACGTGCGCCATCAGACACGGCCCAGATACAGCTTGCGCACCAGCGCGTTCGCCTCGACGTAGGGCAGCGTCACAGTACTGATGGTGGCGCCCTGCGGGTTACGGGTCTCAAACTCCGTCCCGCCCTCAGCCTTGCGAGTGACCACGCTGTAACCGTTGCGCAGGTTGTAGGTCATGAGAATCTCTCCATTTCTCGTTCTGTGCTTGGGGCCTAGCGAGTCGGTTACCAGGGCTACGCCAGCCACTCAGCGAGGGTGAGCGCTGCCTTGGATAGGTTGCAGTCGGCACATGCGGGGACCACGTTCGACAAGATGTCTCGGCCACCGCGCGATAGCGGCTGCACGTGGTCTAGATGCTCCGCTGGCGCCCCGCAGTACACACAGCGCCCTCCCCAGTGGGCGAACACATCCGCGCGCCTGTAAGGGGCCTTCCTGCGCCTCCGAGTGCGCATGTACAGCGCCGTCATGTCAGGGGGCTGGGTCGCGCGCGGACGACGAGAGGCGGAGGGACGCTTAGCCCCTCCGCACTCACAACATTCGTCGGTCACTTGCGGCCAGCAGGCTTGCGCATCTCAGCGGCGGCAGCTTCCCACGCCATCGCAGCTTCGAGGGTGTGCACCGCCAAGGCTATGAAGTGCTTCGTAAACGCCAGCCGTCCGGCCGAGCGCTGCTTCTTGACGTTGCCAGGTGTCGTGCCGAGGAACTTGGCAAGCCCGTCAAGGTCGGAGCCATCGCCCCACCCGAAGTCTTCCGCGCCGCCGATGCCGAACGAGTGAACCAAGATGGTGTACTGCTGCGCGCTCACCCTGCCCAGCGCATTGCGAATCATTTCGATCTTGGCTACCCGCTCGTCGCGCCGATCGTCGGACACATCCCGCAGTTCATCGGCAAGGTCGCCATCGGAAGCAGTCGACACAGCGGAACGCAGGATGGCCATCGCGTCCAGCACATAGCGGCGAATCGTCGGGTCACTGGGCACCCGCACGGTGTCTTCCAGCGCCTCGACCAGCGCGGGCAGGTTGGCAGAAAACTCGCCCGGAGTCATGCGCCGGACACCCACGCACACGTACCGGTTGAGCACGGCCAGCGCTTCCAGAGCGGCACCGTGACCAACCTTCGGCTGAACCTGGGGGAGTTCGTCAGTCACGGCCAGCGTGTCGGCAATCGTGCCGTTACCTGCGAACCCGTTCCCGTGCTGTGTGCCACCCGAACCGGCCACCTGGTCCACAGACACGATGCCCTGCCATGCGAGCCGCGCAGCGTGGGCACGGTCGGCGCTGAGTCGGAGCCCCTTAGCGGGAACGGTCTGCGCCATCTGCTCAGCGCGGTACGGGTCGCCCTCAGCGTCGCCCAGCATCGACATGAAGACCTTCACTGCGTCCTTGTCCACACCGACGTATCGCGCAGAGCGAACCTTGTCCTTCAGTGCGTCCTGAATGCTGCTGAACATGAACCCGTGGAACGCGTCCACGGTGTCAGCGTCGAAGCGCGGGAGCGCCCTGAAGAGTGCCTCGCGTGCGTCCTGCTCGAAGTCTTCGCGGTGGTCGCCGTTCAGTCGTCGTGCAGCCTGCGCAGCGAGCCGGGATATGCGCTCGTCCATGTCGGCGATGACTGCCGTGATGGCGGCAAGGTCGTTGTCCTGCGCGGCGCGAATGTGCTCGATGGTGAGAGACATGGGGGACTCCGTTCGGTTGGCTTGCTAGGGGCCCTAGCGAGTCGGTTACCAAGCGGAGTTCGGCCGGATTTGCGCAACTCAAAGCATGTGAGGGCGGCGCGGGGTACCAGACGACTCCCACTCGGTGGGGTGTCTGCGTGGACGAGTGTCCGGCCGGATCACTCGTCGTTGCTGTGTGCACTCAACGCCGTTTTTCGTAGGTGGTCAACGATCTTTTCTGCGCTGAGCACCCGTTAGACCTGCTACTAGGCAAGATCGTTGTAGCGGTTTCGAAGGCGAGACCGGGGTTCATCCCTTGGAATGATCGGAAGACACGGTTCCTTCACATGTGGCGCACACAGATTTGAAGGCGTGACCAGCGTTCAACGGATTTGGTAAAAAGTAGGAAAAGGCCACGCTCCGCAACCGGAACATGGCCTCACCCTCACCGTACGGGTTGGTAACTAGAAGTCAGCGCCGTAGAGCGAGCCCCAGGACCGCCCGCCTATCTCTGCCTCTGCCTCGATCGGGACCCCGTACAGGTCGAACGTCATACAGTCCTGAATGATCTTCGCGTAGTCGCTGGCCTCAGCGCGCGGCACACTCGCCAGCACCTCGTCATGAATCGGCAAGCGGAGCGCATCAAGCACGCCAGCCTCTTCAAGGTTGATGAGACTCTGCCCCAGGCAGTCACGGGCAGCGCTCTGCACCCCGTAGTTCACAACGGCGTACGTCCGATCACGGTCCAGCGGAAGCCTGCGCCCGGTCACAGACACATGCACCATGCCCGTCTCGTACGCTTCGCGCTGCCACGCGTTCGACATGCGCCGCACCTCCGGGTAGACCCGGTCATAGGCGGCCATCGCGCGGCGAACATCCTCGATCGGTGCTCCGGTCTGTCGGCTGATGGTTGCAGCGCCACCCCCATAGACCTTGCCGAAGGCAATCCCCTTAGAGATCTTCCGGTGCTTCGCTGTGAAGCCTTCGCCGAAGACGAGTCGGGCAGTGAAGGAGTGCAGGTCTTCGCCCTTCGTGATGGCTTCCTTCATACGCTTCACATCACCCAGCGCAGCGAGCACGCGCAGTTCAACGGCAGCGAAGTCAGTGGACACGATCACCTCGCCTTCATCAGCGAGTAGCGCGCGCCGGACCATGGCATCACCGGACGGCAGGGTTTGCAGCGCCGGACGAGTGATGGACATACGGCCGGTGCGTGCCTGCATGCTGTTGATGAAGCTGTGCACCCTGCCCTCAGCGTCCATGGTGTCGAGGAACGTCTGTGTGTAGGCACTGCGCCATTTCCCCGCCCGCTTACTGCGAATGATGGCTTCGGCCAGCGGGTTGGGCCTGCGCGTGCCGAGGGGTGCCCCGCTGTTCTGGTCAAGGTCTGCAAAGCGGTGCAAGACCGCCTTGTCTACCTTCAGTGCGCCGGAAGCTGTGCGCTCGTCAGACAGCCAGGTTTCACCCATGGCGAAGAGTGCCTCGCGCAACTGTGCGGGAGCGTTGACGTTGGTCACGCCGTAGCGCTGGGCCTTCAACTCAAACTCAGCGGCCTCAGCCTGTAGCGACTCGTCGAGCGTGCGCGTGTAGTCGACGTCAAGGACCATGCCCTTGCGCTGCATGACCGCACATATGCGCGCTATCTCGTGCTCGTACTGGACCAGGCGCGGACGCACATCAAGCGCGCTGAGTTCACGGTCCAGTTCCACATCAAGACGCGCCGTGAGCAGCACATCGAGACCCGCGTACAGAAGGTAAGTGGGGTGGTCCAGCGGAATACCGGCCCAGCCCGTTGCCTTCGTCAGTTTCAGCGAGCGGAAGACTGCTGTCAGGTCGCCCTGAGTATCCGGCGCTGCGGGGTCGACGTAGTACGCGCTGAGGGGCTTAAGGGCCGTGCCTCGCCCACCTTCCTGCGGCTGGCGCGGATCAACCAGGCCAGCCTTTAGGCGAGTGTCAATGGTTCGCGGGGCGAGCGACTCAATGCTGACGCCTGCATGGCGGTCGATGACGGCCCAGTCAAAGGGCGCGTTGTGAATCTGGAACTTCCGACCACGGCGCAGGGCCCACAGCGCAGCAGCGACGAAATGCCCGCCCAGCTCGTACAGGACGACCCACGCTGTGCGCCGATCGCCGAACTGAATGGTGCGCAGGCGGTATCCGTGGGAGTAGATGTCGAGGCCGGTGGTTTCGGTATCCAGCGCGATCGGTCCCGCAGAGTTGGCGCGCATAAACCACTCTTGGAACTCGCTTAGATCCTCGCGCGTCTCCGGAACCTTGACGGTAACCGGCTCGCCAGCAATCTCGTACGGGTAGATCTTCACTGCGAAGCCCCTCTGTTCAGCGCGAAGGGGTCACATACGGATATCCGTAGGTGACCCCCTCGGGCATGCTTTGTGTCACTGGTCGCCGTTGGCGCCAGCCTTAGTCCTTCCCGAAGATGCCCGGACCCGTTGCCTTCGTGGCAGCGTCGGCGGGGCGGATACCCACCAGCGTGATTCCCTTGTTCGTCTTCTTTCGCGACACCTGCCGCTCTTCCATCGCGTCATAGAAGCTGCGACGCGTCCAGATTTCCTTGGACGGGAGTCCCTCGGCCTCACACCACTCGCGGTAGGCGTTGTATGCGTCCGCCCCGGGCACGCTGTGCGACTCGTCCCGCTCGAAGACTCCGGGGAAGAAACCGACCAGCGCGTCAGACGTTTCGCGGTACTCGCGGCTAGCCGCTGTGATGACGCTGGGGTCCTGCAAGCCGTTGGAGTACCACTCGACAGCGCCCCGGACCGCCCACGCTGCGATGCCCTGCGCCTCTGCCCGCAGCTTGCTGTCAAGGTCGTAATCACGCTCATGGGGCGCAAAGAACCGCTTGAACGGGATCATCTTGACCCGTCGCCAAAGCCCGTCATCCTGCCCGCGAAACTTCGGCTTGTGGTTGGTGGCCAGCATCAGCAGAAAGGACGGCCGGAACTCAAAGAACTCTTGGCGCAGGAATCGTGCGCTGACCATGTCCTTACCGGTGACCCGCTTTAGCACAGCCTCACTCATGGGCTTGCCCGACTCGCCCTCCGAAGCCATGACCAGACGCGCACCGCGCAGCGCAGCAATATCGTTCGGAATGCCGCCTGACTGCTTTTCTTCGAAGGTTGCAAAGGGTGTCGTTTTCGTGACGTTGCCGAACACGCTGGATAGCGTCTCGGTGAGGACAGATTTGCCGTTGGCGCCCTTACCCCACAGCACGGCGAAACACTGCTCATCCGTGTTGCCGGTGACGCCGTAGCCAATGAGGCGTTGCAGGTAGGCAGGCATCTCAGGCATGCCAGGCATGATTTCTTGTAGGAACGCTTCCCAGCGCGGAGCTTGCGCGGCAGCGTCGTAGTCCAGCGCCAGGCAATACGTGAGCATGTCTTGCTTTGCATGTGGCCGCAGGTGGCCCGTGCGTAGCTCGACGGTGCCGTTACGGAAGCTCAGCAGGTCGGGCCGGTTGTCGAAATCCTGCACCGCCACGTACACGCTGGGCACACTGCGCAGCTCCGTCATGAGCGCGTCTATACGCGTCGTCATGGTGAAACCCTTGGACTCTTGCAGCTTGCCAGCGAGCACCAGGGCGGCGCCCATACGGTGAATCTCTTGGCGAACCTTGACTTCGCTGCGCTCCCACGTGCGGCCGTTCCACACATAGAAGCCAAGCCCCGGGGCGTACTTGATGCGGCCGTCCGTCCAAGCGACCAGTGCGTGAGCGTTCATCGCATCAGACTCGCCGTAGCGTTCCATGACCGAAGCCAGGATGCGGCCCGCTTCACTGCCCTGGTCACGGCTGACTGTGTCCGCGCCGGTGGCTTCGTTCAGCTCAACACTGACAGCTTCGCGCCGTGCCTCTTCAGGCTTGGCCACGGGTCGAGCGGCCTTGATGGCGTTGTGGATTGCCCACGGGAACGCGTCAGGGTCGAGCGCGCGCCAGTCAGTAAGGTCGCCCTTATTGGGCAGCGAGGTAGGCAGGGGCAGCGCGTAGACCTCAATGCCATGGGCCTTCAGGCCATCGGCCAACTTCTGATTGAAGTCCTGCCCTGACTTGTCAGCGTCACCGCAGGCGATTACCTGGGTACCGCGCACCCCTTCGGCAATCTCTGCCAGCAACTCGGGTGAGCCAGCGAGCGCAGCGCCCCGGACCATGACGACGTCGTAGCCCACCGCAACCGCTGTAAGCCCGTCTCCGGGGCCCTCAGTGATGAGCGTGACCCCGTAGCCACCCTGCCCGCGAAAGACGCCGTACGGCGCCCAACGGTGGCCCTGAGGGTTGCTCAGCGATACCCAGCGCCCTGGGCATTCGCCGGTAAGGTCACGTCCCTGCAACCCGCGCACGGTCCCGTCAAAGTCACACAGGGGGACAACCAGGCGAGGGAACGCCAGGAACGCACGACTCAGGTACGGGAACGTGGCCCGTGTGTCGTCGTCGCTGAGCCCAAGCTCAAGATCCTCGAACATGGCTGGGGTGATGCCGAACCTGTGTGCCGCATAGCGCGCTGCATGGTCTGCGTTGCGTGACCCGCTACCGCGCAAGTTCTGCCCGGCAATGTCGACGTAGCTCTGAAGGCCAGCGATGTGGGCTATGCCGACCATGGCAGGGCGCTCCTTCGGAACGGTGGCGCCGTCGCCCTCGGCGTTGAACAGATCGGACCATGTGAGCCCAACTGCCTGTATCACAGCGCCCGTTGAACACCCCGCGCGGCATGTGATCCGAACCTTGTTGTCGTCGCCCCGCCACAGCCGAAGGCTAGGCTTACTGTCGGCGTGCGCTGGGCAGTGCGCCAGGTACCCGCCGTCATCCTGTTCGCTGACCCCCGTGAAGCGGTCGAGCATTTCAGTGAACTGCATGTGCAGCATCCTCTCTGTCGTTCACGGGGGTATAGCGAGTCGGTTACCAGCGCTCAGAAGGGTGGCTCGTATGTGAAGGTGAGCGCCCACTCGGCCAGCGTCTTAGCCCCCTTACTCAGATTGCACGGGGCACATGCCGGAACGATGTTGTGCTCTGCATCTGCCCCGCCCTTGCTCAGCGGGTGGACGTGGTCAAGGTGCGTGGCAACACGGTTGCAGTAGGCACACTTGTGCTTCCAGCGAGCGAGGATGGCCGTACGGCTGTAAGGGGCATGCTCGACGCCGTAGGACTCCGCGCGCCGCTTGTGGGTTAGCTCATGGCGCTTGTCTGGCGGCAACCGGCGGTAGAAATTCTTGATGTGTTGCTGCTGGGCCTTGCGGCGGCATGTGCTACACGTCGAAGACGGCTTCTGGGCCTTGCCAGCGAGGAACTGTTCGGCGGGCTTTCCCCGCCCGCATAGTCGGCAGACCTTCACCGCTTCCCCCAAATCAGGTACCCGAGTAGCAGGCCCCAGCAAAGAGCATTCAGCGTTGTCATCGGACCCACCTAACGTCAACGCCCCGAGTCAGCGCCACAGTGAGCGCGTCCATGTACCGGGGCCAGTCCTTACGCTTCGTTGCACCTGGCTTAAGCCAGATGGTTTCTCCGTACGCTGCTGCCCGCACATCACCCAGCGCGGGTGCAGCCGTCCCCGAGATAGTCACAGGGGTCACCTCCGGATATCCGTATGTGGTCCGACACGAAAAGGGGCCAGCGAGCGCAGAGCGCAACACTGACCCCCCTTCTGTTACTTGCGGTCCTGCACAGCGAAATCGGGCGTGACCAGGCGCACATGCTCCGCGCTGACCTCAACCGGCCGAAGCGTCTTGCGAGCGCCCAGCCCCCATCCGCTGTCCCTGCCCGTGGGCTGAACCATCAGCGTGGGCACCAGGCGGCCACCAACAGACTTTGTGGTCACATCCAGGACCACCGCATCGGACATGCGGACCCGGTTAGCGTGCCGTGTAGCGAACGTGATCAGGTCGCCAGCGTAGAGTTCCTCGCCTGCGTAGTCGGTGACTACTCCGCGCTTTCCCATGCGCTACGCCTGGCCCTTCGTGTCATCAGCGATGGCGATTACGCGGGAAGCGGCCTGCGCCAACTGCAACTGAGTGTGGCGCGGGAGCGACACGAACGCGCGCCCGTAAAGGACCACGGACAGCGTTCCCGCCACCTGGTCGAGTCGGGGGACCACTCGCTCAAGGTCGGTGACAGGCACCAGCGAGACGTTGCCGTCGGCCTTGGTAATCAGGTAGCGGTTACGGCCGTTGGACTGGTGCGGGCCGGACAGCACCTCAGCGGGCATCACCATGCCCCGGTACTTGACTTTGTCGCCAGCCTTGAAAGCAGCCACGTTTTCTCTCCTCGGGTCACGTTCGGACGTAAAGATGAAAGCCATCGGCGTAGCCTCTCTCCTTGCTTCGCTACTGCCTAAAGCCCGGAACCTCCGCGCAGTGCGGAAGCTCCGGGCAATCGGCCTACCAGGCTTCGTGAGCCTCAGGGAACGCCGTGATGTGGTCGGCGGCAGCGTCAGGAGCGCGCTCGTCGTCGTAAATGCTGATGATCTGGACTCGCTTCGTGGTGTCGACCTTGGCAGCGAGAATGTTCGTCCGCTTGCCGGTAGCCACCACGCCCGCCAGGTGCGCCACAGCGTTACGTGCCTGCGCCGCACCGCCAGCGATGACGAACGCAGAGACGAACTCACCGGGGGCAACGTCGTCGGTGCGGATAACCTCGTAAAGGGCCATGTGCTTCGCTCTCCTAGCTGTATTCGGGATCGCCCGAAGGCTCAGGGTCGTGTTGCAGGACATTGCGGCGCGCTCGCGCAGACAGCACGAACGGCGCGTAGTACGGGTGGAAGTTCCAGAGTGGCTGGGCCAGGTACTCATCTGATGCGCGAGCCAGCACAGCCACCACGTTCACCCGCTGAGTTTCGTTCAGCGGCACGGCTTGCCTACCGCTCTTCGCCGATGGCGTCGTTGTAGGACCCGAGCACCGTGATAACCGGCTTGCGATAGCTGACGTCAATGCCCGCCTTGTTGGTGTACTGGACGTGCTCAAGCTCCAGTCGGCAAAGGGCTTCTCCGTCGACCTGGTCTAGCGCATCCTTCACTTCGTGGATGACCTCGGCCAGCGACCAGGCGGTAGCTATCAGGCGTCCAGCGCCCAGCTCGTAGCCCAGCCCAGCGAGCCGGAAAGTCACGTTGATGGACGGGGACGGACCCTTGGGCGGACGGCGCTTCGCCAGGTCCTTGCGCTCGGCCATGGTGCGCGGGCAACCACACGGCTCGCCCTTGTCGTCGGGCAGTAGCGAATACTCGCCGTCGCACTCGTGGGCGGGTCCGCCGATGCCCCACAGGATGAGCTTGTCCTCAATGGCGCGCGAGCCCGCAATGACGATCTCAACCGAGGGAGTCTCAGTGAGTACCTGAAGGTGCATCGCCTTCGTCGGGTCGTGCTCCTCAGCGCTGCCGCCCAGAAGTTCGGCGATGCTCTCGGCCACAGTCGGATCGTCCGTCAGGACACGCCAGTTGGAGAGGCTGACAGGCTCCATGCGGCGCGTGTCAGGGTTGCGCACCTGCATGCCGGATCGGAACTGAAACACGGGCCGCTCGTACTCAACCTTCGCCGTGCGAGGCTTCGGCTTTGCGTCAGGGTCGGTGTCGAAAATGCGCAGGGCCATGGGTTACCGCCGTATCTGTGAAGCGCTCGCGCGCAGGCTGTGAATGTGGAACGGGAACGGGCGGGGCGCATCGCTTACGTGCAACCCATGCAGGGTCGCTAGTTCGGCGTAGCCTGCCGCCCGTCCCCCTTCGAAGTGGTCCTAGCGGGTCGGTTACCAGTCGCCGTCGAGCCAGGCAGCGAACAGGACAACGGCAATCAGCCACAGGGGCGCGAAGGCCCAAAACCAGGGGCTAGACAGCACATTCATGAGCGTCACGGCTTCGCCACCTTGCAGGACTTCCCGCACGCGCAGTACCCATGCCCGCAGCACTGGCCGGTGTGCTTGTGTGCCACGGGCTACGCCCTTCGCTGAGTGCCGGTAACCAGGGCGCCATCGGTCGACCAAATCGGGTCCCCGAGTACGGTCTTGGACACCTTGTTGACCCACTCGAACGTGTGCCGAAGGCTCAGGAAGTGTGCGAACACATCAGGCTGGCCGTTCTCATCGGCGATGCGCACGGGCTTGAACGCCGCCTGATCCGGGGTGATGTGCAGGACCACAGCCCCATCAAAGTCGGGCATGTCCGTGCGGGTTCCGTCCGGGCTGATGATGTGCTCAGCGTGTGCGTAAGCGCTCATCTGAAGCGCCACGTCCGGGTAGGTGGCCTTGCTTGTCTTCCAGTCGGCCATCACAAGGGAGGGCTCGCCATGCTTCGCAGGCTTGCCGTGCTCGTCGAGGCGCAGGCGCAGAATGCCGTCGAAGCTGCCCGCGTACTGGTGCTCGTCGGACCAGGCGACATCTTCGGCGCGGACTAGCTCAGGCTGCACGCCGTCGAGGAACTCAGCAAAGTTGCGCTGGTACGGGACCATGTCGGGGTGGACACGGCCTACGCGCTGGCCCCTGATCATCCGCTCGAACAGATCGTGCGCGTCGCTGCCAACCTGACTGCGTCGCTTCGTGTAGCGGTTCGCGGCACCCTTGACGTAGTCGACAGCGCCCTGCCGATCCCGCGCGGCCATGTCCTTAATGAAGTCGATGGAGTCGACAGCCAGTTCGGCCGCTTCCTTCGCCTGCCAGTACGCGAGAAAGGGTTTGGGCACCATGCCGACAACGGAGGTAACGCCCGGGTACTTGATATCCGGGAAATCCTCGTTGAAGTAGAAACGCCCGCCAGTCTTGTGGACAGTGCGGATGGCCACTGTGGCCCCCTTCAGTTGATTTCTCTGTCGAAGAGGGGCTAGCGGGTCGGTTACCAGTGACGGAGTGACGATTTGGAGGGCAGTCTCAGAATCCCTATAGAACTCCTTAGGGATTACTGGAGTGTGGTCTAAATCGTCACTTCATCACTTCTTGCAGGTCAGAGAGGTTCTTGCGCTGTTTGCCTTCGCGCTGTCCGTCACGCCTGCGGCCCGAAGCCCTGTACGGCCGTCTGCTGGCATGAAAAAGCCCTGGCGGACCAGGGAGGCCTACCAGGGCTGTAAGGGCGCTACGCGGGCAGCTAGGGGCGCTGTGGGCCGTCCTCGTGCTCAGCGGCCGTGGTGCGCAGTTCTTCCAGCGACGTACCGAACTTGCCCAGCGCGTCATCAATCAGCGAGTCGAGCCGTTCGCCGTCCGCTGGCGTAGCTGTCTTCCAGACCTCGGGGCGCACCTCCGTGAACTCCACGGGCGCAGCCTGCGGCTCGGCGGTGGCGCCGTTATCTGCCAGGGCATCAAAGGCGCCCTGTACGGCCGTCTGCTGCTCTTCCGTGAGGTAGTTGAACCCCGGGCCGTAGATCAGTGCGTTGAGCGACTCAGAGGCATCGTTCAGCGCGTTGCGTGCCTGTGTGTATTCGTCCATGGTCCCCTCCGAGTGGGAAGGGGCCCCAGGATCGTTCCCAGGGCCCCGTGTGACGGTGCGTCAGATAGTGGCCTTGATCATGGCGCGCAGGCCTTCAAGCGCGTTTTCCAGCTCAGTCCTGATGGCTTCCTTGGTCTCCTCGCTGGCGTTCTCGAAGTCGTCGACGCTCGCGTTGCTGATGTCGGTATAGATCTTCTTTGCCACCAGCTTCACACGCTCGTCCGGGGTGCTCTGCTCTGCGCCGTCGCCGTCGCCCTCTCCTTCGCTGTCACTGTCGCTTCCCGCGCCGGTGCTCTCGCTAGCCGAAAGTGCCTTCTTGGCCTCGTACTCCAGCCTCTTGCGCTCGGTCTGGCCGATCGTGCTAGTGCCGTAGACGTTGGCGACCCACTCAGAGGCAGGCTCGTCGTCGGGCTTGCCCTCCAGCACCTTTGCCATGATTGCTCGGCGCTCAAGGGCAATCGGGGTGTCCTCATCCAGCGAGCGCAGCCATTCGGCCCGAACGTCGCTGCGCTGGTCCTGCACGCTGCGCATCAGCTTCTTAAGCGCCGTCTTCGTGTCGTAGTTGTCATCGAAGTGCTCGCCAGCCTCGCGCAGCAACGCACCAGACGCTTTCTTCGCGGGGTCCGTGTCGCCCAGCAAATCGGGCTGGCCAGCCTTGTTCGGCATGCGGAGCCACATGTCCAGACCGATCGCCGCAACCTCCTTCGCCAGCGTGGACGTCTTGAGATGGGCCTTGACTCCGTCGGCGACCTTTTCGGCGCCCATGGTGACAAGTTCCTGCACGCCCTCGTACTGGTCCCACGTCTTGGGGGCTACGACCCCTTCCACCACCTCAGACTTGACGATCTCTGCCTTCGGTGCAGGCTCCGGGGGAGTGGTGACAGCAGCAGTCCACGCGGCGCGCTTCGCAGTCTTGATCGCGATGGAGCCCTTGCCGCTGAGCGAGGAAATCAGCGCCTCTGTCTCCGTGTCCAGCTCAGCAACCGCTTCCGTCGTGTCGCTTCCGTCGGCAATCAGCGAGGCAGCGCGCTCGATGTTGGCGTCGACCTGCTCGATTACGGCCTTGCCCTGGTCCGTGTTCACGTCGTTACGGTCCGTCATGGTGGTCTCTCCCTCAGCCTTGGCGGCAGCAGCATTGCGCCGCGCTTCATAGGTCAGACAGGTCTTGCAGGACAGTGGGGCGTCGACAGCGCGGAACTTGGTCACCATTTGGTTCTGGCCACCGCCACGGCACAGCGGGTACGGGTGCTCATCCATGCCCGACATCATCGAGTGGACCTTGCCGCCGTTCACGCTGACCACGTTCACTGTCCCCGCCCCTTCGTTGTTTTGAACTTACATCGCAGAGACTAGCGGCGCGCGTCTAGCGCTGTCAAACCACATACGGATATCCGTATGTGCCCTGAACGCAGAAAAGCCCCCGACCTGCGCGGGAAGCGCAAGCCAGGGGCTCAGGTCTAGAAGAGAATCGCGCGTTGAAGCTGCGCCAGGTCGCCATCGTTGCGGATCAGGACGTCCGCCGGGTAGTCGTCAAGCTCCGTCTCGCTGGCGTGCTGGGCTGACGCCCCCTGTCGCATCTCAGCGAACGGGCGGATGATCCGCACCATGCGGAAACCACGGGCGCGCAACATGTCCGCCTCGTTCCGGTAGCGCACATCTGTGACCACTACGGGCAGGTTCCAGCGCTCTGCACCCGCAATCTTCCGCGCTGCGACGTTCACCCAGTAATCGGCGTCGAATTCGCGCTGTGTCTGCCCGATGCGCTGAAGTGTGTGGCGCACCTCCGGGTAGTGGTCCTTTGCGTATTCCCAGCCAGCGTCACGGACGAGCGCAGACAGGCGCACATGGATGCGCCGATCCCCATAAGGGTGGGTGGGTATCCACGGGTCAATGCTCAGCGCCATTTCCTTCAGCGGATCGGCGAACGCCACGCGGGTATAAGCGCGCTCGCGAACCAGGAAAGCGGCGGCAGTGTCCTTGCCGGAACGGGCCTTACCGATAAGAGCGATGTTGTACACGAAAAAATCCCTCTCCTAGGGGCTACCTAGGAGAGGGTTAGCGAGTCGGTTACCGGCGCTACGCCAGCGGCTGAGCCTCACGGGTCACAACTGCGCCGACAGCGACCGAGCCAGCACCAGCGGCGACGACGTCCGGCGAAGCCTCCGCAGTGACGTCAGGCAGGGCCATGTACGGGACCCCAAGATCCTCGGCCACAGCGGCAGTGTCAGCGGCGAGCCGCTCGTAAGAAATGCCGTGCTTCGCGAGGTAGCCAGACACGAAGGTAAGAACGGCGGTCACGCCACCCTCGATGAGCCCCCGCACGTCACTGGGCACGCTGTGACTGAACACATGCGGCGCGATGATGCCCGCAACAATCGTGGTCCCTGCCGCCGCAACGGTGGACGCAGTTACCTTGCCGGAAATGGCCATTCGTTTCACTCCGTGTTTCTGCGCTCTAGGCGCGGATGTGGGTCCGTTCGCTGAAATGCCGAAATGGCGTGCTCGGTCGTGTGTGCTGCCTGCCACTCGCGTACTTCTGACAGGTCATCCCTGAGGCCATCGAGGCGCCCGTTTAGCTCGCCGATAGCGCCCACGACTGCATCGCGTGTGAGCGCTCCTTCTTCACGTGCAGCGCCACGGGACTTACGTGCAGCCAAGTAAGCGGGGCCAGTGGTCACCAGGCTTGCGCCGATGGCTCCAATGACCCACGCCATACCAGGGGCAATACTTGCTCCATCAATCATGGGAATGCCCTTGCCGATCGGGTGCCCGACCCGCCCTCTTCCCTGGGAAGCTAGCGGGTCGGATACCAGCCTGGTTACTTGAGCTTCGCCTGAATGGCCTTCACGGTGGCCTCAAGAGCGGATACGCGGTATTCCAGCGTCGGCGCAGGGGCGGGTGCAGGCTTCGCCGGAACGGGCGCAGGCTTCGTGACGACCGGAGGCTTAGCCGCAGGAGGATTGGCCCAAGCGCGAAGCGCAGCAGCGTCCTTGAAGTTCGCCACGTTGCGGTCGATACCACCCGCCCACGAATACTGGTGGAAGCGCCACGGCGCCTTGATGCCGGGCTTGCCAGCGGGGTGGTTGGGGTCGGCGATCCATAGCCCGTCCATCGGCCCGCCGTTGTCGGCATCGCGGTTGTGCCAGTAATCCGTGTTGCAGTACAGCACGACCTTGTGATGGGGCGCCTTAGCCTTCACGCGCGCCACAAAGGCATCACGCTCGGCCTGGCTTACGCCGCTGGTCTCCCAATCGAACGCGAGAATATCGCCCGTGTGTAGCTGCACCTTGCTCAGGAAGTAATCGGCCTCAGCGGCACCGCCATTCTTGCCGAAATGATAGTGACCGACCACCAGGCCAGCGGAACGCGCATGCGCAACCTGCCCGCTGTAACGAGGGTTCACGTAACCTGTACCCTCAGTGGCCTTGACGAAGGCAAACGCCAGACCCTTGGTAGGGAAGTCGACCGCCTGATATCCGGAAACATCTACGCCTAGAACTGCCATGTGTTGCTCCTTAGCTGAAGGTCGGGGGAGTGGTGCTGGCGCTGCACTGCGTAGTTGTGACGTTGCTTTCTGACTTGGTCGCGTAGACAGTTACGGGGGCCATTGCGGACGGCCAAGCGAAATTGCGAAGCGTATCGACCAGCGCAAGCGCGGCCGTGTCGGTCATGCCACCCGTGCTTGACAGGTCAAGAAACGCTAGTTGGTTACCCGAGGTGTCCGTGACCGTGATGTTGTAGTCAGTACCTTGGAATGTCTGCATGTGATTCCTTACCTAGCGACCCAGAAGAGGGAGAGTGAAGCGGAGAACGCCCCTGTGGTCATAGACAGGCTGGCGCCGCTGTTTTGCCACGCCGTGGCTTCCACGTAGTCACCGACGTTGAGGTACCCGAGCCAATTGGTACCCCCGGACCATGAGTTAGATGGCGGTGGCGCCTGCTGTGACTGAACAGTCGCAGTGCCGTTGACTGACACGGCAATTGCTCGGCCACCAGTGGCGCTCCCCAGGAAGGAAGCGAAAACAGACACGTAGTAATAGCCCGCTGTCTGCACGGTAAACCGGCTCGTGTTAGTGGTGGTGCTGTGCCCACCCTCAGGGTCGAAACTCTCAGAGTCCAGCAAAATAGGGGCGTACGACGAACTAGACGCGAATGACTGCGCTGCGTTCTGGAATCCACGGAATACCGGGACGCCGAAAAGGAAGTTATTCGGGTCGCGCACCTGCGCATTCCACAGCGCGGACGTCAGAAAGTTGCCCGTTGCGACCGTGGCAGGGGTGGGGACAGTGCCCATACGGGGTCACCTTTCCTAATAGGCGAAAACAACCTGGTCGAATTTCTGCGGCGCATCGAATGCCACGGGATCGCTGACGCCAGCGGGCAGCACCTCACACACGGTTTCGCCTGCGGCATGCGACTTAGTTAGCGCGCTCACACCACAAGCGGACGTCGTCCACCCTGAAGTGGTCACGCCGACGGCCGTCAGAGTCACCGTTTCCTGATTGGCCGTGCCGAGCCCCACCACTAGCTGAGTGCCAGCGGGCAACTGCGCGGCCAGCGGGTTGATGTTGTCCGCGCCAGCGTTCAGCGTGATCGAGGTGGCACCGGCCGAAGGCGAGTTGTTCAGCGTCGTATAGAACGCGCCGAACTGCCCGTAGACGTGCGGGTCGACCGGACTGCACTGCAACGTCACAAAGGCTTCGTTAGAGCTGTCCATGTCCCACTGGATTTGCTCAACAAAGCAGTCGACGGACACCAGGGGGGCCCCGGGCGGGCGCCGGTTGATACGCACGCGGGTGCCCAGCTCTAGGCCCAGCAGAAGGGGCCACAGCGCAGGCGCAGCCGACGGGTGCAGTTTGATGCTCTGCACTCGCGTAAGCGGGTCCTTGTACCGGCTCACGAAATAGTCGGCGGCATCCTGGCACTCAAGGCCACTGGTGACGTTGAGAGTTCGCGTCATGGTGCGCGTGTAATAGCTCGCAATGCTCGCGCTGTCCTGCGCCACGAGGTTGGTTCCGGTGCTCTGCTGAGTGACCGTTACCACGTTGCTTAGGTGCGTGCTGTCAAAGTCCAACTGGAGATCTTCGTACGGGTATTCGCCCGTGCCGTCGCCGAACGTCCAGACCGGAGTCAGCGCGTTGTACCGGTAGCCACGGCCCCGGAATGTCACCGTGCCATCCGCCGTTACGAAGTGCTCGCCATTCTCGGTAGTCACCACATTGTTCAGCGCTGACATGACGTCCGCCCCGCCGATGTCGCTGGCAGGCCCCATGGACGTCGTCAAGCCTGTGCCGATGTTGCTGGCACCCCCGTAACCGGAGTAGCGCAGGATACGTGCGTACCGCGCTGCACTGGACTCGCCCGAAGCGCTGGTGCGCCACGTGCTGTAAAGCTGCCCCATGTCAGCCGACGACAGCAGCGACGGGAACTCAGCGACGAATGCCAGATCACCCTTGTAAACGCAGTTCGCTGTCTTCGTGCCGGGCATGTAGTTAGCGCCGACGTAGTCAAACATGGAATTCAGCGGCGGAATCTGCGACGACGAAATGGTCTGCGTCGTGGTGACACCGTCGAGGGAAATGGTCATGGTCGTTCCGCTGATCCCGAACACGGCCAGGTGCCAGTTCCCATCAGTCACAGACTGCGAGTCATTGAACGGCGTTGAGCCGGTAATGAATCCGACAGCCTGCGTGGAGATGCGAAGATGCCCGGTCGACTCGATGTAGACCGTGATCTGCCCCGCGTGAATATCGGGCGTGGCCGTGGTCTGCGAATTCCAGACGTAGGCAAGATCTGCCGGGTTACTGCCAGCGGTGTAGCGAAACGCGATCATTCGCGTCCACGCGGAGCTAGCGGGACCCTTAACGCCAGCGTCGCTCAGCGCGAGCATGGTTGCAGGGTTAGGGGCACCGTTGACCCCCGGAGTCAGCGGCGCAGAGGTGGTGACCGTGCCCGTACTGCCGGTAAATGTGCCGGTAGCCAGGTTCGCCGCTGTTACGGCGTTGCCGGAAGTCCAGTTGCCTGAACCTGTCTTGGCGTTCACCAACGGCGCAGAAGGCATGTTGCCTGTGGCGTCCGCGAATGAGGTGACCCCGGTTGCGTCGCCCATGGTGTAGTTGAACCGTGGGGAGTGCGCGGCGATTTCCTCGGCGAACACTTCCCGTAGTTGCACCTGCGAGAGCAGTGCGAAGGAGTCAACGGCGGTAGGGGACACCTGGCCGTACGTACCCCCTTCGGCCCAAGTGGTTGGCCAGCGCTCCGTGAAACCGCTGAAGATCGGGTACCAAGTGCCGGGAGAAACCCATGTGCTCGCCGTGCTCGCCCACTCAGCCTGTAGCCCATCGACGTAGACCGTAGCGGCGGACGTGCCGAAGCCACTGCCAGGTACGTTGAGTCCAATGCGCATGCCATACACAGCGCCCGTGGTGGGGGCCGTAGCGGTGACCGTGACGCGCTGCCAGGCAGGGGAGCCAGAGGCGCCGTTCAGGGTGACCGAGACACCGTTGGCGAACACGGCGGAGCCATCGGCGTTGAGCCAGGAAATGAACAGGTTTACCGGCGCCGTAGTGCTCGGCGTTATGTTCGCCATGTACGCAGAGAACGTGAGTTTCTTGCCGGGGCGAATGCCGTACGCCTCAGTCTTGAAGATGTTCGAGTTAGCCCCCTGGTTTGCCGGAATGGCGAACGAGAAGACGTTTGAGCCCTGCCACGCGTAACCGGCCGTCGGCACTGCAATGGTGCTGGTAATGGCCCCGGTCGGGAAAATCATGTTGAAGGATGCGGGGACCGTGCCAGCGGTGTAACCCTCGCCAGCGGTTGCCACCACAGCGTCAAGGATGTTGGCCGTAGGTGGCCACTGGGCACGGCGCCGGTAGGGCTGAAGCGGCAGGATCTTCCCGCCGTAGGGGCCGCTGGTGTTGGTCGGGTCTAGCACGCCATCCTGTGAGCCCAGCGTGACGCCGTACTCGCCAGCGTTTATCTGGTCTAGTTCGTACTGCTTTCCCCGCCGCGCGGACGCCGATGACAGCGTGCGGTCAACAAGGTTCACCAGTCTGGTTGAGGGCAGCGAGGCACCCGCAGCGCCCCACGAGGGCCCCCAAATCTCCTCAATCACGGGGTAGTTGGGATTCAGTGCCATCGGTAACCCTTCAGTGAGGGGAGCACATACGGATATCCGTATGTGCTCCCCAGTAACTAGCGCTTAGCTTCGACCCAGGTACGGGAGTTGCGTCCGCCGAAGCGATACATTTCCCGCTGGATGACGTCCCGTAGGTCCTGGTCCGTTCGCACGGAGCCATGGACTTCAATGTGAACCATGTGGACCACACCCGCAGCAGTCGAGCCGATAGCCGAGCCACTCAGCGTAGGAGCGTCGGAACCCCGGATCACAGCGTCAGACATGCGCGCCGCAGCGCTCTGCACGTCCCGGTTGCCGCTGTCGATGCCGCCTACCAGGCCAGCCGTGATGAACTGGCCAATCTGGTGGAACAAGCGCGATGGCGACTTGATGCCCAGCGCGCGCTTGATAGCCGTCTCCATCGACTTCGCTATCTTCAACATCTGCTTGTCGATGGCCTTTTCCTGGGATTGAAGTCCCCGGACCAGTCCCTTTGCGGCGTTGATGCCCGCTCCGTACATGCTGTCAGCGACAACCGCACCAGTGGACTTTGCCGAACTGGTCAGCGTCGACTGCATGTTGTTGAGCTGCGCTATCTGACTGCCGTTGGCGCCCATCAAGGCCTGCGCTGTAGCGCCACCCTGATCAACACCGGCCGAAGCTAGCTGCTCAATCAGCGAAGACGAAAGCCCGCGCTTCTTAAGCTCCTTCAGCTCATTCGCGAACTGGACAGCAGCCTGCATTTGGTTCTGCATGTTCGCCAGCACGTCGCCCGTAGTGAGGACAGCGCCGTCCGCCTGCGCCTGCATGACCACCGAAGCGCCCTGCATGATGCCGCTGGCTATGCTGTCCCGTTCGGACGTCCATTCCTTCTGAATGTCCTTCAGGTGGGACTGCGCTGCCTTCAGCCGCTTTGCGACGCTGTCACGCTGCTTAGCGAGTTTCTCTAGCTGCACGCCCTCTTGCTTGACGTACGACTCAAGATGCGAGATTGCAGCCTCATGCGCCTTGATCCACCCCGAGTGACCCTTGCCTGCCTTCGTACCGAGCATGTCAGCGAGCCGATTCCGAGCCTGTATCAGCTCAGTCTCGGTCTTCTTAATCGCGCTCTTTACCTGCGACAGCGAGCCGGTTAGCCCGTCAACTAGACCCTGGTTGACCCAAATGCCTAGCTGCCGGAACACCTTGCTGGGGGAGTTGATGCCGAGTGCGCCCTTGAAGTGCGTCACCATGTCGCCTGCGGTTTCCCGCACTGCGGCGTGAGCCATTCCAGCATTCTGCCGAACACCTGCGGCGATTCCCTCGGGGATGGCCTTACCGACCTGGTCCCGGAACTTCTTTGACGGGCTGTTGACGTGCAAAGCAGCCTTAGCGTGCGCGAGCGCGTCTTCGGCCAACCCGCCGAGCGAACTGAACAGATCACCGACCTTGTTCTTGATGCCGGTAATGATGCCCTGAACGATGGCCGTACCGATGCTCAGGAACTTGGAACCGATGTTCTTGACAGCGGACCAGGCGTCATTGAGTTTCTTGGAAATCGTGTCCTTGATATCGCCCATCGTTTTGGTGATGGTGTGCCAAGCGCCGGTGATCGGGTCAATCATCGACTTTTTGATTTCCAGCCACGTAATCAGCGCAACGGCCTTGATGTCAGACCACTTACCGCCAAGGTAGCTCGATACGGCGTCCCAAACGCTGACTAGCTTGTGCCAGACCGACATGACCGGGTTGACAATGTTCCGCTGTACGGATGCCCAGACCGACTTTGCTACCGACTTGATGCCGTCCCAGGTGCCGCTTAGGAATCCGGCGACAGCGGACCAGGTCGACTTGACCTTGTTCCAAACGGTCGTGTGGAAGCGATTCCAGAGGGCGACGAGTAGGGCGACGAACGGCGCGAAGATGATCAGCAGTAGCGGCCACCACTTCCGGAAGAATCCGGCGATGGCGTTCCATACCGTGGACGTGGCGTTAGCCACCCAGTGCCAAGCCTTGACGATTGGGTCAGTGACCGTGTGCCACGCGGAGGAAAAGAAGTTGGCCACAGCGCGCCAGGCCACCGTTACGAGATTCTCGATCGTGTGCCAAGTGCTCATGGTCTGGTCCGCCAGCCAATGCCAAGCGGTACCAAGCCCCTGCACTACCGTGTGCCACGCGCCGGAAAGCCACGATGAAACTGACTTCCAGTGCGTGAACAGAAGCGCAATTGCTGCACCCAGCGCCATCACGCCAAGAACGATGTACGTCACTGGGTTCATAAGCATCGCATCGGCGAATACCAGCGCTGCACCTGCCGCCGCGTAAAGGCCGTAGGTCAACACACCGCCGATGGCGCCACCCACCGCGATGACAACGTCCTTGTGCTTAGTCAGCCACCCGACACCATCGACCAGGGCCCCCACGAACTGCGTGAACGCAGGCAGCAGCGACTGACCTATCTTGATGCCGATGGCTTCGGCAGTGCCCTTGAATTCGGCCATGCGCTGATTGAATGTTTTCTGCACGTCCGCCCAGCCTTCAACGGACTTTCCACCTTCCTTGACGTGCTTGCCGATGCCGTCCACGTTCTTCTTGAACGTGTCCATGTGTGAGCCCGTAAGCATCAGCGCACCCATCATCGACTTAGTTCCGCCGACCATGGTGGACAGCGCGCCGATATAGGTCTTCTTCGCGCCGCTGGCCTTGTTGAGTTCGCCCTGAAAGTCCTTGCTACTCTTCGAGGCCTTTTCCAGGGTCTTGATGAAGACATCGCCACCGGGGCCCATCTTGTTCTTGATGGCGTCCGTAAGCGTGTTCAGCGTCGCCGCGAGCCCCTTCGAGCCCAGCTCCTTGGAAACGGCGTTGGCATTAAGCCCCAGCCCCTTCATGGTCGTCGCTGCCTTGGCCGATGGGTTGGACAACTGCCCAATCGTCTGGCGCAGATAGGTAGCCGACACGCGCGCATCCGTACCCTGCGAAGTCATCGTGGCCATGGCCCCGAGCACTTCGTTTAGCTTCACGTGCGCAGCAGCAGCCACAGGCAGAATGCCGGACATGGAGCCAGCAAGGGCTTCCAGATTCGTCTTGCCTTCGGCCTCAGTGCCGACCAGCGCGTTCATGACGTCGGTCGTGTTCTGCGTGTTCTTGGCTACGTTCGAGCTTTGCAGGTTGTAGGCGTTCATGGCCGTGGTCACGGCGTCGGTAACCGTGGCCAAGTCAGCGGCACCAACCTTGGCACCCTGCGCGCTTACGCGAAGCACGTCGAGCGCGTTCTGTCCGTGGAAGCCAGCGGACTCAACCATGTACAGGCCTGCGGTTAGATCCTTGGTCGACTCACCGACCTTACCCGCCATGGCCAGCACACCATCGCCGACCAGGCTCATGTTCTTGGCAGACTCGCCAGCACCAGTGCGAACACGGGTCATTTGAGTCTGAAAGTCAGCGGCCATGTGCGCTGTCTTGACTGCGACCACGCCAGCGGCTACGCCAATGCCGAGCAATGCAGCCTTGGCCACACCGCCCATCTTGGCCATGTTGCCGCCACCCTCGCGTTCCACGCTGGCTAGCTCAGTCTTGACACCCTTGGCCGTGGTCATAAAGCCCGTAGAGCGGCCGAGAAACTCAATGAATACGGGAGGCAGAGCACCCATAGCGAAGCTACCTCCCTAGAATTTCTTTCCGTTGACGGCCGCAGCCCACGCGCCCTCGAAATAGCCGCGAACCTTGGGCGATGCCTTATCCACCCCAGGTTTGAAGTACGGGTACCGGGCTTCAATTTCAGCTTTGTAGCGGTTTTGGTAGCCGCCCCGTCCGCCCGCCATTACGACTTGCGACCATTCCCCAGTGCCCCCACGTCGGGCCCTTTTGCTCTTGCGGATGGACTGGAGTAGTTCGCCGGTTAGTTGACCTGGTCCACCAGACCGGGGGATGTGGTCCGGCGTGCGACCGGTGCGGAAAGCTGGTGAACCGGATTCAGGGTCGGGGCCCTTGCCACCCCAGCGGGGCATACCGCGCATGCCGCCCTTAATTCGCCGCTTGGTATACGCGGTTGCCTTGCCCAGCGCTGCGCGGGTCGCTTCATCGGAAGCAAGCTGCATCTTTTCAATGGCGGCGCCAACCTCGCCAACACCCTTGACTACCGCGCCGAAACCATCAGCCATTAGCGGCCCGCTCCTCAACTATCTTGCGAGCCTTGCCAACGGCGTCGTCTACGGCTAGCAGCCAATCCAGGGTCACGGCGGATTCCCCGCTGAGTTCGGATGGGCGACAGCGCAGCAGCGTGCACAGTCGCCACACCCGATACTCCTCGGACGGGATTTCATCCGCTGTGTAGGTGCTTCCCTGCCCGTTGTGGGAAAGAGCCTCCGTTAGGCGACGGAGGCTCCGGAAGGGGACGCTGGGTCAGGGTTCGGCTCGAAGTCAGGGTTTAGCTGCGCCAGGTACGGCGACACGGCCTTACGCAGCGCGTCAAGGTCACGCCCCGGAAGATCCTGCACAGCATCCACAGTCACGCCGAAGCCATAGGACCAACCGGCGACCAGCGCGACCACCAGCGCGTCGTTCAGCTCTTCAAGTAGGTCGAAAGCCTCGCCCATGCCCGCCGCGATACGTAGCTGCTGCTCAGGGGTTAGGTCGATGCCGTCGCCCTGCGCCTGCGCCTCAGCAACGGCCGAAGTGAACGCGGGGAGACCCGCTAGCTTCGTCTGAATGCGCTTAATGGGCCTGCGCTGGCGCTCGGTAACGTCGGCAACTTCGCGGAGATCAGCGGTCGCGCCGGAAGGGAGAGTCAGGTGGATCATCAGTTGTACGTCCCGGAGGTCACGGCGTTCTGAACGGTCACCTTGATAGGCGAATACCCGCCCGACGCGCCAATGTCGGTGGTGTTGGCAAGCGCAGTCCACGTAATCGGGACCTCGATGTAGTCCTTGCCGCGCGTGATATCAGCGGCCGAAATGCTGCACTTGCTCATGTGTAGCTTGAGCTGAACGGCAGTAGCGCCAGTGCCAGACGAGAAATTGAAGTCAATCGCAGGCTTTACCGTGGTGAGGTACTGCGTAAGCGCCGTGTCATCTTCCATGATGAGCGTGGCCTTACCGTCGACCTGAACGGGACCACTCCACAGCGTGGAAGGGGCCTGCGTACCATCGACCGGGTTAATCACGGTGACCGGGCGCTTAATGGTGACTTCGCCATCAAGTACGCCAGCCTGAGTGACGGCCGCAATCTGCACGACACCCGTCCAGCCGACCAGCGGCGGAATGGCAGTAAAGGACGTGGTCGGGGCCACAACGGGGACAGACCCGAACGTCGTGGTCTTAGCGCTGTACGTCAGCAGGCCATCGGCCGTGAACTTGAAACCGATCTCAGAAAACTTCGCGCTGGGGTACTGCCGGTTACCCGCAACGTAGTTGTCATTCAGCGTGTAAGTCTTGGGCTGGCCCGAACCCGTGTTCAGCACAGAGAAAGTGTGAGTGAACGGGGCAGACGCGCCGGACGTGACGACATCGCCGAGCACACCAGCCAGCGGGAAACCGATCGTGTCCGGGAAAACGTCCCCGTCAAAGTCCAGCGAGCCGCTTAGGACTCCCGCCACCTGGTCGTAGACGTCGACGAGCGAGCCGCGATAGCCCTTATCGTCGAGTAGCTGCTGATTGTCCTTCGGCGTAATGGTCGTGACCGGGATGTACTGCGACGACGCAACCGGCGTGCCGGGCGTAACTTCCTTGGCAATACCGAGGAATGAGAGAGCTGTTGCCTTGGGCATTAGTTGCCTACCTCCGGGGTGTCAGTGGGCGCAGAGTCAGCGACTGGCGCAGGATCGGGAGCGCTGTCAGAGACAGGCAGGGGAGTGGGGGCGCCATCGGCAGGTACGAAACGGCCGTCCCCAGGGTCAGCGTCGAGCGTCACGCGATCGCCAGGGTGGACGTTCAGCGCAAGTGACGGGTAATAGCGCTCGTCGTCGCCGCTGTATGTGAATTCAGGCATGTGTCAGATCCTCGTAACGCATTCAATTTCGACAGTTACGCAGGCGCGCTTACCGCCGTGTTCGCTGTCCCACTCGACTTCGGCCGTATCGCCAGTCGGGGCGCTTTTGATGACGTGGCCACCCAGCGTGATATCCGATCGCACGATTGCAATGACGGCGTTGGCTAGATCCATGGCGCGCGAGTAGGCCACCTGCCCGCTGTCACTGCCCCGGAACACATCGACGACGACAGCGACGGAATACGACTCGTCAAGCCAACCGGCGCCACCCCCGCCAACCATCGAAGCAACGTTCAGATGCCTGCGCACCTGGCCGATAGCCACAATGTCATCAGGCTCGTTCGGCCCCGGTTGGTCAAAGCAGACGAGCAACGACGCGCGGACGTTGTCAGGGTCGGGCGCAAGCCCAGCGGTGCACTGGTCAAAAAGCCACTGTCGGACCGCTGGCGCTGTGCTGGAAGGGATGCTCATGCGATACCCGGCCCCCGGTAATAGGCCTGCCAGAGTTCGAGGACGCGCGAGGGAATGGCAAAGCCCGTGTGAACAACGGCTTCGCCACCGTCGTAGGCGCCAGAGTTGAACTTCGGCCGCCCTCCGCCTTGCTGAGTCATCTGCCACAGATGCCGGATCAGCTCAAGCACGCCTAGGCGAACAGTCCACGGGACTTGTCCCGCGCGGCCCGCTGTGTACACGACTTTGATGTTCTTCGCACCGAAAGCGAACGTTGCAGCCTCGCCCCCGAACGTGCGGCGGGTTATCTGCCCCGTGTTGGTGTCCACGGTGAAGGCAAACGCGTTGGTTTGCCCGCCTAGGGCTTGCTCAGTCAGCGGAAAGGCTGAAAGCCCGTAGTACTCCGTGATGCTCAGCACACTCGAAACCGGTGTGAACGCTGGCACGATCTGTGAAACCCCGCCGTCGAAATACTCCGTGTGGGATTCCGGGATGAACGGGCCGCAATGGTTCCGGGCTATCTCAGCCGCAGCGAGAATGAAGCCCTGTAGCTCGTCATCCTGGCGCGTATCCGCAGGATTGATGTTCAGATGGGCCTTGACGCTGGGCAGGTCGACGAGCTGTTCGACGCCGAGGGGGCGCACCTGAAACTGAGTCTCAGACGACCAGGCCACGCCCGTGCCGGTAGCAGTCCAGCGAGCAAGCCAGACGCCGCTAACGCTGACAGACGGCACGACGGCCGTGTACGCCCCGCTAACGGGCCCTGACGGGGTGGGGTGGGTAATCCCCCCGGACGGGTCTGTGATGGCCACAGAGACGCTCACAGCGCCCTGCACGGGGTTGCCGCTGTCATCGAGCGGGGTCGCCGAAAGCGCTACATCCTGCCCGGCAAAGTAGATCAGCGGCATGGGTCACTACTCCGTAGGGTCAGCGGCAGGCTTAGCGGCCCGCTTGGGCTTGTTGGCCAGCGCATCGGCAACAGCGGATACAGCCTCCGCTAGCAGTGCGCGGGTGCCTTCGCTGAGGGGTTCCGGGTTGACCTTGTCTAGCTCAGCGGACACCAACGCGAGTTGCTCGCGAACGGCCACTTCGTGTGCCTTGTCCTTGTCCTGCTGCGCAAAGCCAAGCTCGACCACAAGGCCGTTGGCGTAGTTGATGGGATTCATGCGTTCCTCTCGGGTAGGGGAGGGGGCAGGGGCACATACGGATATCCGTATGTGACCCCCACCGCCACTAGGTCAGACTTAGAAAGTCGGAGCGACCAGACCCGTACCGGAGATAACCGAAATGCTCTTCGGGTAGCGCGCAGGCTGGAAGGACATGTAGTTGTACAGCCGCACGAACACGGATAGCTGGTTGGCGTACGTCTGCGGGAAGGCCTCCGCCTTGACGTTGCCCTCCCAAGCCATCAGGTCGGCCATGCGAGCCACGATGATCTGGTCCTGCGTACCACCGACCGTGGTCGGGATGACCGCGTCAACGAACACAGGGAGACCCTGAATCGTGCCGACGTAGCCCTGTGCGGCCACCTCACCCTGGTTACCAACGGCGTTCATCGGCGAGTTGGCCGAAGGGGTGACCAGCGGGCGACCCGTGGTGTCAGACGCCGCAAGCAGGTAGGCCCAGCGACGAGGGTGCATGATGATCGTGTCGGGCGGCAGGAACCGGTTGGTGTGGACGGTCTGAATCGCGTTCGCGATCTGCGAGTACAGAAGCGCGACAGTCGGGGAGGCCTGCGTGTAGGTGATCGCGTTGGTGCCCGACAGCGTCAGAATTCCGGTCGGGCTACCACCGGAACCGGAACCGCTCAGAATCAGGGTGTTGTACTGAGTGGCATACGCCGCAGCAAGGTCAGCAAGGATGACGTCATCCACGTTCAGCGGCGACTGCTCTAGGAGCTGAAGGCTCACAGTCTGGCCACCGGCAATGGTCGTCACGGTGGACGAAATCGACGTAGTGGTCAGGTCGGTCTGCTGAACCGCAGAGTTCTGCGTGGCCTGAACGGCGACAGCGGTGCCGGTGTTCACCTTGGGCACGTTGATCGAGTCAGTGCCCGCAGGGAGCGCGCTGGTCGGGACCAGGTTGCCGGTAATGCGACCCGCGCGAGCCAGGCGGACGAACTCCTTCTCTAGCCACAGGGGAGGAACGAACTCACCACCGGCGCCGTTAACCGTGGTCAGCGCACGCTGCTCGGCCGCACGGCCCTTGTTGTTGCGCTGAAGTCGGTCCATGGCGTCACGGTCGCCGTTCTGGCGCGCATTCCACATGTCACGGAAGTACGACTGGCCGTTCAGCCCGGAACGGTAGATCTCAGGCTCGGAAGTGACAGTGACACCCGAAGCCTTCGGCGCATAGCGCTTGGCCATGTCCGCCGCAGCGTCGTCGGCGCGAACCTGTGCGTCTAGCTCGGAAACCCGCTCGTCGAGCGAACGAATCTCGGCTTCGCCCTTGTCAAACTCGGCGCGCTGCTCGTCGGTCATGCCGCCCTCAGCGGAGCGAGCCTCGCCCAGAAGAACATCTAGCTTCGCACGCTCCTCAGAGCGCTGAGCGACCAGACCGGCAATAAGTGCACGCTTGTGCGTAGGCATTTGGGACCTTTCCTAGGTTCGATTCTTTGGGAATCGCCCACCACTTGCGTTAGGTGGTGGCCTAGGTGGTGCCCCTTGTTGCGCGGGGTCCGGCGTAGGCTCCGGCGTAAACCGGGCGGGCAGCGAAGGCACATACGGATATCCGTAGGTGACCGACGCGAGAGTTAGAGATTCAGGGCGCGCAAGCGCGCTTCGTACAGCGAGAGATCCGCAGGGGCGATCACAGGCTCAGGCGGGGCAGGGGAGTCACTGACGGACCGCAGGAGCGCTTCGAGTTGGTCACGTGTGATCGTGCCGTCAGTCAGCGCACTACGCAGCGAGGTAAGCCCCTGAGTGTGCGGGTTGGCCCCGTAGTTCACGATGCTGACGTCACCCTTGTTGAGGTTCACTTCGGTGATGTCGCGCTGCGTCCAGTCCGGTGACCACTCCTGGCGAGTCACGCGGAAGGCAAAGCTCATCTCGTCAAGGTCGCCCCGGTCCATGGCGGAGCGGATATCCCGCACCTGCCCGTTGCCCGGGTCTAGGTCCGCCTCGACGTGCAGGCCCGTGGAGTCTTCCGACAGTCGCATGGTGCCGCTCTTCGTGCGAGCGAGCGTCATGCCGTCATGGTTCAACTTGAACGGGACATCAGCGCCCTCGGCCAACGTCTTACTGAACGCCCCGCGCCGGACAACCTCTGTGTAGTCACCTAGGAAGTCCTGCATGTCATACGGGGTCTCAGTCACAGACGCATAGCCCGTAAAGCGCAACGTGCCGTTGGACTGCTCCCGCAGCTCCATACCCTCGAACGGGCGCCTGCGATCCTCGCGGACATTGCGCCGTGAGTCACGGCTTGAAAAATCGGTCATCAGAGAACAGCTCCCAACGCGTCGGCTTTCTGTGCACTCGGCGAAGCGCCGTTGTCTTTGGTCAGCTTCGGTGCGGATGAATTCAGCGGCGCCGCGATATCGTCGCCACCATCAACCGGCGCGTAATTCTCAAGAGCGCGTATTTCGTTGGTGGTGAGGATTCCGGCCGAACGGGCAGCGGAGTAAACCGCATACCGACCCGCTGTATCAGTGCGCAGAAGTGCGTCAGCATTGAAACGGGCGCTTTGCGGGCGGGGCAGCATGGTCGACCAGGCGTCTTCGAAACGGCCCAGCCACGCGGACAGCGAGTAGGCGAGGAACCCTAGGCCCATCTGCTCAATGCCCGTGCCCCAAGAGGTTGTCTTGTCGACCTGCCCCAGCATGTGTGGCGGGATGCCGAACAGCATGGCAATATCGAGATTCTGCGCAGCGCGCGTGCCGAGGAACTGCGCGTCTTCGGGCGTGACGCTGATTGGCTTCCACTTGGCTCCGCCAGTCAGCACGCCCACCGTGTGGGAATTCTTCAGCCCGCTGTGCGAGGCAGAGAAATTCTCCTTAATGGTGCGCGCGCGATCCTTGTCTAGGTCCGCCTCAATCTCGACGACACCCGTCATGTGGGCGCCCTCACCGAAGAACCGTGCGCCGAACTCTTCAGCGGCAAGGCCTAGGCCGATGGCCTGTCGTGCGTAGCTGATGACGCTTAGGCCCGTGGGAGACTCCGGGAAGCCCATTCCCATGATGTGGACAATGTCGCCAGCGTCGGGCACGGGCTTACGGTCAATCGCGTATTTCCGGCGACCGCTCCCGTCAAACTCACAGTCCACACGATCGGGGTGAACCACCATCAGCCGTGTGGGGCGCCCGTAACTGTCCTTAGACAGCACCAGACAATAGGCGTTCCCGCGCAGCAGCAGCGAAACCATCATCTGAACGAAGCCTTGGCGACGCGTAGGCAGACCGGGCGTAGCACCTCCGCCGAACGGGTCAGCGATGATGACAGGTGGTGGCTCGACGGTCTTCCGCAGCTCACCATCCGCCTTGACGGAATCGAAGGGCAGACCGCTGACAGCATCAGACAGCAGACGAACGCAGGCAGACACGGCAAGTAGCTGCATCGCTGTTTCGTCGTTGACAGGGACGCCAGCGGACGTGTACGCGGCGAGACTGCCGTTACTGGGAATGGACCACGGATCACCGGCGCCAGAGGGCGCATAAAAGCGGGTCTCTCGAATGGCCTTACCGGCTCTACGGGCAAGGCTCACTTGTCCACCACCACAGCGCTAATGACGATAAGCCCTACGCCAGCGAGCGCCAGACCAAGAATCGTGTTGAACGCCCAACCGGCGCCTACCAGACAACCAATGCCAGTGACATCGGCGATTTCGCCTATCAGGCGTCGACTGAACTTCATGTGTCACGTCCTTATAGATCCGCCCAACTGAAGAACTGGGGTTCGGGAATGACTTCCGCCTCTTGGCAGGCTCGTTCCAGCGCCATGACAGCGGAAACGGCAAGGTCGATTTTCCGGGGCGAGCCCTTCGCGTCCTTACTCAGGCGCGAGCCGCGCGAATCGGTCCGCAGGACACAGTTCGAGAGATGGCGCGCTAGGCGCGGGTCGCCGCTGTGAGTCAGCGTCTTATTCATGACGGCTTCGTAATAGCGCTGCGTCGCCGGAACCATGCGCGCGGGGGACTGCGGGAACTCAACGATCGGGAGGCCCTCAGATTCGAGGATCTGATACGTGCGCGCCCAGCGGAACGGGTCACAGACAATCTCGCGAACCTGCCAGCGTCGGCAAGCCTTACGTATCTCGTCCTCAACATCGAAGATGGGGACTGACCAGTCTTGCCCGGCATCCGTAGGCTTTTCCCACGCTGCCACGACGTCAATGTGGGGCTTGTCATCCTCGCCCCGGGGGCAGGTAACCACCACAAGCGCCGTTGAGTCGTTGTTGAACGAGCCGTCAAAGCCTAGGACCACCTCGGTACCCGGCTCGATGCTCTCAGCGTCGCCAGCGCACTCGTCCCAAGCGCCAGCGGGTAGCCAGGCTTGCGCCGTCGACACCCATTGGTTCATCCGCTTGGTTCGGTACTCCGCTTCCGGGGTCCGCAGCACGGAGGAGTGGAAATCCTCTTCGCTCACAATGTCGTTGAAGCCCGGATTCGCTGCTGCCCATACCGCTGGGTCCTTGTGGTCGGCACCTTCCGGCGCCCCCCACCACTCAAAGTAGAAAGCGGGGTCGTTGATCTCGCCCCGAATGATCTTCTCGCCGTACTGGTACATGCCGTAACACAGGCTGTCGCCACCGGAGCTATCCGACTTCACGCCAGCGGTGGTGATGCCCACCATCATGGGTTCTACGCGAGCGCCAGAGGCAAGGCTCATGACGTCCCAGAGTTCACGGGTGGGCTGTGCGTGGACTTCGTCGGCTATCGTCAGATGCGGGTTGAGTCCCTCTTTGGTGAAGGCTTCCGCAGACAGCACGCGGTACACAGACCCGGTTGCCGGTAGCTCAACAGCGTCCCGGTACACCCTGAAAGAGTTCGCCATCTCTGGCGCCATCTCGATCATTTTCTTGGCAGTGCCGAAGACGATTCGCGCTTGTTCCTTGTCAGCGGCGATGGAGTAGACCTCACCACCACGGGGACCGGACACCAGGCCGAAGATAGCCAGCGCGGCACCTACGGCGCTCTTGCCGTTCTTGCGGGGCATGCCCACGAGTGCCTGGCGATGCTTGTAACGGCCGTCAGGGCGCCGTGCGAGCAACCGGCCGAACAGTTGGCACTGCCAGTCCCGGAAGACAAGCAGTTCGCCGCTGGACCCACCGACAGAGTCTTTGGTGATCCGCAGGAAGGATTGCGAGAAGTCGACGAAGTCAGCGCCATCGCCCCGCTTGACATCCGCCTTAGTGACCGGGGTCAGCAGATAGGGGGCACTCATTCGTTCGCCTTACGCCAAGCCTCGCGCGCCTCATACCAAGCCAGGATGCGTGCGCCGTCTTCCTTGCGGTACGCGTCCTCATACTTGGCCATGCCCTCAGCGACAGACGACCAGTCAATGTTCTTGACGGAATCGTGGAAAGCCAGCGCAGGTGACCGAACGATGTGGCTCCAATGGAGGAACCGCGTAAGCCAGCGTGGCACGCCATCACCTCCGGATATCCGTATGTGCTACGCCCCAGCCTTTTTGGCTAGGAAGTCTTCGAATGCGTTTCGGGCTTTCACCTCGGCGAGCCCCATGCGCGTGCGGTCGGTAGGCGTCAGACCCATCGCGCTGAATAGCTTCGCAATCTCGGTTTCGATGGTGCTGAGCATGCCGACGAGCGGGTTGGGATAGGCGTAAGCCTTATCCGTGAAGAGCACCAAATCGCCGCGCGCTAGCTCGGCCTTCATCTGCTCGCGTCGGTCGACCTTTTCGCAGAGCAATTCCAGCGTCGGGCGGTCCGTGTCAGCAAGCCAGGCAGCGCCGGTAACGATCCGTGAGTAAAGCTCAGCGCCGGACGGGCCCAAATGTGCAGGTGCAGCCATGGCGACTGGCGCAGTGTCAAGGACAGTGGCGGGATCAGGCAAAGGGCGGGCGCCAGGATTTCCCAGTTTTCGCTTACGCTCCGTGGGGACGGGCGGACGGCCCACAGCCATGCGCTTTACCCCCTGCCGGACGTGAATTCTGCATTTTTATGCAGTTCTAGAGCGTTTCTGGGCTAGACCCCCGGGGCCCTAATTTCGCAGCGGTGTCCCCAGCCATGGGAGCCGGGTCCCTGGGATGATCTTCGCTGGACTTTGACCCACCCCCCGTCATCGCATACATATGCACTTCGCGGGGCACGACCATGCATGGTTATGCCATCACAGCGGGGCAGGGGAGTGCGGGCATAGCCCTACAGAGAGTCACGCTTGCGGGCATTGCAGCCCCTGCACAGCACACGAAGATTGGCACGGTCGTGCGTGCCACCATGGGCAAGCGGAATGATGTGGTCAATGGTCAGATCGTGGGTCCTGTGATCGGGCACGCCGTAGCCAGGACACCAACCGCCGTGCCTTGCCCTGTGCTCTGTCACCACCTGCTTAGCTACTACTCGGTAGGCACTGGTGTACCCACGCTGGCTAGCACTGCCACGCTGCCGCTCACGCCCTGCCATGTACTTGGCCTGGCATACAGCACAGCGGGAAGGGTTGGTAGTCAGACGCCTGCACACCAGGCAGGGACGCTTAGCCATGGGCCTACTGCCACCCAGCCGGTAGCTCCTGCACAGGCTCCGGTACAGCCACAGGGGCAGGCTCCGGGGTGCACGTGCAGTCAGGCAAGGCAGGGCTAGAAGGACCAGCGCATGCGGCCTGGTGGACTAGGGCGCCTAGATCAGCGGAAATGGCATGTGATCCGCAGGCGTACACAGCGACCGTGGTATTACCGGCGTTCGCGGATTCTCCGCCATGCTCAGCAGGAATCGCCGCTAGCTCAGCATCGCTAGGGCGCCTTACCCAGACGACAAGCGCAGTGCTGCCGCATGCTCCGCAGGCTGGCATAGCTACGCTCCAATCAGTCTGGCAAGGTCGCCCGGTGCAACGTCGCCCGGAATTCGCCCGGGGAAAAGTTCAAAGCCAGCGCGCCGATAACACTCGTCGACGAACTGGCTACAAATCATGTGGCCGCTATCACGCACAAAGCGTTCTAGCGCAGCAATGCCAAGCAGCCGACGAGCACCAATGGCCGCGTAATCCGCAAAGCTGTACGGGGTGCCAATCAGGTACGTCGCCGCACCCAAAATGGCAGCACGCTGAACAGGGGCCAGCGGAAAGGATGAGTACGCTACGCGGCTGTGGTTGCTCACTGCGTCGCTCAGCGGCATGCGCTTAGCTCCGCCCGGTTGGGCCTGAACCACTTCGCCGTTGCCGACATAGACAAACGCGTGCGTGAAATAGCTACCGGAGCCGATCAGGCGTTGGCCAGCGGACACGGCAACACCAGTGAGCCCGGATATCCGGCATAGGCCGAAGTCGCCAGGCTGGGGGACATGCTCGCCCACCAGGGCACCTCCGGATATCCGTATGTGGTGCGGGTAACAGGGCTCGAACCTGTGACTTCCTGGTCCCAAACCAGGCGCCCTACCAACTGGGCCATACCCACGCTTCGCACGTTCATGGTGTGCTAACCAGGCGCCCCGTACAGGGCTCGTCCGCTGGGCGCGATTCGAACGCGCACACCCTCACAGGCACCAGGGTCTAAGCCTGGCGTGTCTACCGTTCCACCACCAGCGGGTAGTGACTGACTTCACGGATGTTTCACCGCTTAGGGGCGTCAGTCTGCCCCCGCTGGCACGGCAGGGCTCGAACCTGCGACCTCCGGATTAACAGTCCGGCGCTCTGCCTGTTGAGCTACGTGTCATTGGCACCAGGCCATTCCGCTACGCGGCACCGATGCTTGGGGGTGGTGGCATTTCCAGCGCTGACGCTGCCCCTTACCAAGTGCTTCGCATGGTCCGGAATCGAACCGGCGCCCTTTAACGGGCTGGGAATTGTGTTCCCACTGGCCGCGCCAATAGCCAGCACACCGCACGCGAAGCAAGATTTAGGGCTACTCGCCGCGCGCTGCAACCAGTGACTAGCTGGCCAGTACGAGCCGGTTTCACCCAGGGTGCATACCGTGGACCGGTCAAGGCCTACTGCCTGCACCTACGTCGACGCCGTTGGAATCGAACCAACAGTCTTCCGACCCTTGTCGGACGCTCTACCCTTGAGCTATACGCCGTTGCGCGAGAGCCACTGTCTGCCAGTGCCTAGGGAGTGTATGCCCCGCATATGTCCCGCGCTCCGTGCCGCATCCAGGATTTGAACCGAGGACCTCCCGCCTCAACGAGCGGGCGCTCTAGCCAGACTGAGCTAATGCGGCGTAGCCCCGGGCTCAACCCTGGGAGAGAGGCAGGGGAGCGCTCGGGGCCGTTTATGGGACGGGTCCGCAGTCCGCCGTGCGCTTGCATCTTGATGCGCGGGAACAACCGGCCCATACCATATATCTAGCGAGTCGGTTACCAGAGGCACCGGACCGGGGGAGTGACGAAGTGACGCTCGACCATGCCTCCCCGGTTTCCCTTAGTAGCCCCATAGGTGTTGGTAAGACATGGGCTAAATCGTCACTTCATCACTTCTTGCTGGTCAGAGGGGGTCTTGATCTTGGGCGCTGAAAACAAAACGTCACCGACCCTGTGCGCTGTAGCGCCGAAGGGCGACCACCGGCACTCGCCCGTGATCGCCCCGTTACCAAACAGTGTGACCCAGCTCACTCGCTTTGCAGATACCGCACAGCGCGAACGGCTTGCTTCAACCCGTCGAGCCCGCCCAGCGCCATCACGTGGCCTTCACACTGCACGCAGATGCCGTGCCCTTCGATGGGGCTTCCGCAGATGGCGCACTTGTCCTTGCGCATGCCAGCGCGGAATGCCGCCTGTGCCTTCGCCTTGTCCTCCGCTGGGGTAGCTGCCCGGATCTTGCGCATTGACTCCCGCCTGCGCTCGCCCTTGCCTCCGTCCCAGCACGCCACACAGGTGGCTACCTGCGCGCCCGGGGCGAATTCTCGGGTGGGCCTGGTCTCGCCGCACTTAGAGCACTCAATGGGAGGCAGGGCGTTGCGTACGTGCTGCGCGGGGTCCCGGACACCCAAGCGGACCGCTTCCCTGTACAGGACCATGCAGGACTTACACCAACCGGTGGTCTCGTTCCGCACCTCGCTGTCAGCGAATTCGCTTCGCTGTTTGTCGTGCTGGCAAATCGTGCAGTGAATCACTGGGACACCATCTCTGCGTCAAGGTCGCCGAGCATTTCGGCAAGGTCATGATCATCGCCCCCGATGGCCCATGAGACCGACACGCGCTCGCCTACCCGCTCCGCGCTGATTCGTCCCCGCCCGTTGGCGGCCAGCACTACATGTAGCCCTAGGTCCCGGAGCAAGCGGCCACGCGACCCCGGGGAGGCCTCCCACGCGTCGCCTACCGCCCTTCCAGTGGGCTCAAGCACCTCGCGTACGTCAGGGTCGTGCGCGGCCCTTAGAGCGGCGTACGTGGCTTCCAGCTCAGCGCCCAGCTCTTCGAGCGATCCGAGCATCAGCGGACCAGCGGTAGCCATGCGCTTGGACAGACGCTTCGCTTGCTCCTCCGCCTCCGTCAGTTGGTCGCTGAGATCGTTACCGCCTTCAAGTCGCACCACGTACTCAGCCATGCCGCCGAACCTGGTCATGAATTCGGCCTCAACTTTCTCGTCGAGCACACGGGCGTAGATGGCTACGTGCCCAGCCTTGCACCGGTAGAGCTGTTCGCCCCTGTCGCTGC